AGAACATTGGGCGCGTACGCTGGCAAGTTGCCTCAAGGCTTTTTGGAAAACAAGAAAGGCGGAACGGACAACAACGAACAATATGCGCTCGCGTCGTTGAACGGTATTCGCTTTGCACACGGCTCTGAAACAGAAGACAATGCAGAGTTAAAGGCCGGCACGATCAAGGCCATTACAGGCGACGATACGATCACAGCCCGCGGTTCGCATGAGAACTATAAGACATTCAGAGCGACACACAAAATCACCATCGCAACGAATCACAAGCCAATCATTCCAGCCGACGATGACGCCATGTTTCGTCGGCTGTTTTTATTTCCTGCGGCGGCTAAGTTCGGGCCACAAGAAGACGTGGACAACGGCGATGCCGACTATGCCGTGAACCAGTTACTGCTTGAGCAATGTTCAACACCGCAGGGACGATCGGAAGTGCTGCTATGGGCAGTGCACGCTGTCGACAAGTACAAGAAGAACGGGCTCAAGTTACCGGCGACGATTAAGCATCAGGTCGCGCTACACCGCAGTGAGATGGACATCATTGGCCAGTTTGTCCGCCATGCGACAGAGTACATTGGCAAGCCAAAGATCGAAGAGCTGAAGAGCTTCGTTGGCACTGGCGGTAGCAAAGAGAAGCGTGAGACATGGAAATCGTGGACGATGATTCAGCGATGCGATATTGAATACGGCCTGTTCTACAATATGTATCAGCTATGGTGCAAACAGAACGGGATTGTCCGCGTAAAGAACCGCGTGCAATTCAACAAATATCTGAAGACAGCAGTGCGTTGGTGGACGGACGAAGTCAATAAGGTCGAGCTAAAAATGGAGGCGATGGAGATGCAAGAGGGAGCGACCATGAAGACCTGGCGCTGGGTTAAGCTGTCGTATGAGGGAGAGCGACTGTTCCACGAGGCTAAGGGCATGCAAGACTTCTACGATCAACACCGTACTTAAGTCCCCAGCGACAACCGGCAAAACCCCTAAACCCCCTAAATGGGACGTTTCCCATAAAATCCCTTACGGGGAAAACACACATAGGGGGATTTATGGGAAACGGTGTTAAAAACGGGGTTTAGGGGTTTTACTTGTTTTCGAAGGACAGTTTATGACTCAAGCGAGTACAGTCGATTGCGGTGTTGATCATGTGAAAGCTCTACTATTGGAGCGTTTTCCGGGCATCTCTTTTGAGAAGGAAGAGACGTCGAAGCTAAGCAGTCGCACGTTTTATGTGCAGCTCTGGTGTCGTCGCCCGGACATTTGCGTGCTGCTTCGAAACACAAAGGACATGACGCTATTCCATGCTTATAACCGTAGCCAGATTCATCGTACTGATGCTGATGAGTTGATCGCGCTGCTTAGTGGAGGCAACAACAAAGAAAGAGGCGTGAGGTTATTGAATCGCGTGTGGTATGAACTCGGAGTGACAGCATTGCGGTGTTGATGTTGGAGCTCGCGCTTGGTGCCTGGCCGCTTTGGGCCTATACTTTTCGCGTTTGCTTCTTTCTTAGAATGGTTTTGAAATTCTGATGACGGACGAAGTAGATAGACCCGAAGACAACGAGGATGAGGACCGTTCTCCTGGCTGGCACCTTCGCGGCCGCAAGATGCCTGGCTCTGGGCGACAGAAGGGACAGCTGAACAAAGTGACGAAAGAGTTCAAAGCGATCGTCCAGGACCTAATCGACGAGAACCAGGACAACGTGAAGTTGTGGCTGGATCGCGTCGCCAATGGTGTGCCCGGCGAATACCAGACGAACGACGAAGGCTTGCGCGAGACGATTCGCTATCCTGTCGTCGCTGATCCTGCGAAGGCTGTGGACCTCATCAGCAAGCTGGCCGAGTACGTGGCTCCGAAGCTCACGCGCACAGAAGTCACGGGACCTGGCGGACAGCCGCTAGCGCCTCCGGTGTTGACCGTCCACATCGAGGGCAAGCCTAGTGACGATGAATCCAAGTCCTGACCTCGGGACAATTCTTCGTCTGCAATATAAGCAGGGACTCGCGTTCCTGTCCAAGGCAACAGAGCTCTTGTATGGTGGCGCTGCTGGCGGCGGTAAGAGTTTCTTGATGCGAGTAGCCGCGATTGCATGGTGCGTCTTGATTCCTGGCTTGCAGGTCTACATCTTCCGGCGCACGTTCCCTGACCTCAACAAGAATCACATGGAGGGACCGACATCGTTCCCGCTGTTGCTTGCTGGTTGGATTTTGTTCAAGTGGTGCAAGATCAACTATGGGCTCGGGCAGATACGCTTCTACAATGGCTCAGTGATCCATCTCTGTCACTGCCAATACGAGCATGACATCTATAACTATCAAGGTGCTGAGATTCATGTGCTGCTCATCGATGAGATCACGCACTGGACAGAGCCGATGTATGCGTACCTTCGAGGACGTGTCCGCATGGTGGGTCTTGTCGTGCCTCCCGAATATGCTGGGCTCTTCCCGCGAGTGCTCGTCTCCGGCAATCCTGGCGGCATTGGGCATAATTGGGTCAAGGCGATGTTCATCGACAACGTTGCGCCGTTCGCACTACGCGAGATGCCGGAAGAAGAAGGCGGTCTAGTGCGCAGCTTTATACCCGCCAAGCTCGCGGACAATCCAGCCCTGCTGAAGGCTGACCCGAAGTACAGAGCGCGCCTGGCGGGCCTTGGCAACCCTGCATTGGTGCGTGCCATGCTAGAAGGCGATTGGGACATCGTTGCTGGCGGCATGTTCGACGATGTCTGGCGCAGAGACATCCATATCATTGAGCCCTTTGCGATTCCCCCCTCATGGTCCATTGATCGAGCATTCGATTGGGGTTCGTCTAAGCCCTTCAGCATTGGCTGGTGGGCAGAGAGCGACGGGACAGAATGCTACCTTGCGAGCGGCAAGCGATGGTCCTACCCGCGGGGAACTTTGTTCCGCATTCACGAGTGGTATGGCTGGAACGGCAAGCCGAATCAAGGGCTGCGCCTCTCGGACAGGACTATCGGTCAGGGCATCGTGGAGCGGCAGAAGGAATGGGGCATGCACATGCGCTGCACGCCAGGTCCAGCGGACAGCAGCATCTTCGACGAGATCAACGGGGACAGTCCAGCGAAGCAGCAGGCAGCGCTCGGTGTCTACTGGACGAAGGCAGACAAGTCGCCTGGCTCGCGCAAGCGTAGATGGGCCTTGATGCGTGGGCGGTTGGCCGCGTCGCTCAAGCCTCGCATGGAAGATGCAGGACTGTTCTGCTTCAACACCTGTCCACAGTTCGTTCGCACCATACCCGTGCTGCCGCGCCTGGAGCGGGACACTGACGACATCGACACCGACGCTGAGGATCACATCGCTGACGAGTCTGGCTATCGCTTGCTGAAGGAAGCCACCGATGCGATGACGATCAACATGGGGTTCAGCACCAATGGGTGAGGCTATGACACCAGAACTCATGATGCTGCGCGAGGCTAAGGCTTTCATTGAGGCAGATAGCCCAAAAGAAGAAAAGCACGATATCTTGTTTAGAATTGACCTGGCTATAGCAGCCGCTGAGGAAGAAAATGCAATGCCAGGCGGTGTGCGTGGCGCTGTGATTCGTTGGCTTAAACGGACTAAGGAGAGTTAGCATGCTATCTGAAGAACAACGCTTGCTTCTGCTTGAGACGAAAGAATTTCTTACCGTCGTGCACGCTGGTGAGTGGAACGGCCGTCCCGAGTGGCGCGATGTGCTTGTGTCCCGTATCATTAGCACACTCGCCAAGGATGCAGAGCAAACCGAGATGATCGGCGGCATTCGCGGCGCTCTCACACGCTGGCTCTCGAAGGGCAAATAGATCATGGCTACACCATCAAGCATCACAAGCGACGTCTCGTTCAATCGTGTCCCACAACCCATTCGCGAACGCTGGTCCGTCGTGCGTGACGTCGTGTCCGGGGACAATGCACTCCGGACGGACCTCTATCTTCCCATGCTCAACGCCACGGACACCAGCGTCGAGAACGTAGCGCGCAACAAGGCCTATCGCTCACGTGCAGTCTGGTACCCAGCCACGCAGTTCACACTCGAGGGCCTAGTCGGTCTGGCCTTTCACCGTGACCCTGTGACCGAGCTGCCCACTGAGCTCGAATACCTGCTCGAGGACTGCGATGGGCTGGGCGTGTCTCTGTATCAGCAGTCGCAGAGTGTCCTGCAGAACAACCTGGCTGTCGGCAGGCATGGCTTGTTCGTGGACTGGTCCGAAGCACTCGGGCACCCACTCATCAAGGCCTATCATGCCGAGGCCATCATCAACTGGCGCTACCAGATCGTAGATGGCAAAGCGTCCCTCGTGATGATCGTCCTGGAAGAAGAAGCAGAGATAGAGGACGGTGATTGGGGCATCGTGCTCGTCAAGCAGTGGCGCGAGATACGCCTGAACGACGCAGGCAACGTGGAGGTACGCTTATGGCGCGAGGACACTGGAGTGACGAAGCACAAGCGCCTCGTGTCCATGGGCACAGTGACAAACGAAGCAGGGGACGAACTACTCATCGAGGCGGTAGAACTTCGCAGCCGCGGTGCGGTGTTGACGGAGATACCATTCACGTTCATTGGCTCGAACAACAATGATGCGAGCATCGACCCGGCACCGCTCTATGGACTGGCGCAACTTAACCTTGCTCACTATCGGAATTCTGCTGACTATGAAGATAGTGTGTTCTTCTGCGGGCAAGTCCAGCCCTGGATTAGCGGACTCACCGAGCAGTGGCGCGACTATATGCAGAATCCTTGGGTCATAGACTCGACGGGTGAGCGACGCTACACCGGACAGAAGATGTATATCGGTTCACGCAGCCCTTTGCTGTTGCCGCAAGGTGCGTCGTTCGGTATGGCTCAGGCCCAGCCTAACTCGCTCGCGAAGGAAGCCATGGAGCACAAGGAAGCGCAGATGGTGGCTGTCGGCGCGCGCATGATCGAGGCAACGAAGGTCAACAAGACAGCAACGGGCGAGAACAATGATCGTGAGGCCACGACGTCTGTCCTGTCGCTATGTGTCGTGAACGTATCCGAGGCGTACCAGCGGGCCATCGGCTTCTGCGCACGCTTCTTGGACATGAAAGAAGAGGACTGGGCAGATGCCTTTAAGATTCAGCAAGACTTCGTCCAGCTTCAGGCGAACCCGCAGCTCATGGCAGAACTCACGAAGTCGTGGCAGAGCGGTCTTCTGGCGAAAAACGACGTTCGTGATTTCTTCCGCCGTCTTGGTCTTATTGCTACTGAGCGCAGTAATGACGATATAGAGAAGGATGTGGAAGCCGAAGAACCACTTGGCACGATGGGACTGCCACCGCCAGGCACGTTGCCGGGTGTGCCAGGTGCTTCCCCCTTGGCCGCTGTTGCCGGACCGCCCCCGCAGCTGCCTGGCAAGCCTAAGCCCCCTGCCGGACCGCCCCTTCCCGTGGAGCGGCGGGCACGGGCACGGGCACGGTAAGACATGGCACGATCAGCGAACACGAAGTTGCGTGACGCCGAGATCGGGCACGCAGTGGACCTGCGCCTCTATTCGGACACAGTGGTTCGTCGCATCATCGGCATTCTCAATCGTGCAGACGCAGCACTGTTCTCTGAGCTTGTCCAGAAGCTCGAGCACATGACGCCAGAGCGGTTCACCATTAAACGACTCGAGGTAATGTTGGAAAGTGTCCGGGTACTCAATCACGATGCTTACTCTCATCTCGATAGCACACTACGAGATGAGATCAAGGGGCTCACAGCCCTGGAGCTACAGTTCCAGGAAGGGATGCTGGCGAAGAATACACCTCCGTCAATTGACATCGCACGCGTGGACATTAATCAGGTCTACGCTGGCGCTATGTCGCGTCCCTTCCAGGGCGGGCTTCTTAGCGAGTTTCTCAAAGACCAAGAAACTTCCAAAGCTCGCTTGATTCGGCGGACCATTGCGGACGGGTACGTGCAGAACAGGACAACAGACCAGATCATTCGCGACCTGCGCGGGACAAGAGAGAACAAGTACCGTGACGGTATTCTCGAGGTCACGCGTCGTGAGGCAGCGGCGGTTGTAAGGACGGCGCTGTCTCACACGGCGCAGTTCGCGAAGGATAGGGTCACAGAGGCCAATGAGGATATCATTGGCAACCTGCAGTGGCTGTCGACCCTGGACAATCGGACTACGCCCGAATGCCAGGTCCGAGACGGCAAGCTCTACACCGTCGACCACAAGCCCGTCGACCATGAATATCCATGGGGCGCGGGACCAGGCCGCTTGCACTGGCAGTGCCGCTCGACCTATGTGCAGTTGACGAAGTCGTGGAAGGAACTCGGTGTTGACGTGGAAGAGTTTGATGCTGGCGACCGGGCGAGCATGGATGGTAGTGTTCCCGGCAAGACTGACTATGAATCATGGTTGGCCGACCAATCGCCAGCCCGGCAGACGCAGGTGCTTGGCGCAACACGGGCGAAGCTTTTCAACGAAGGCGGTTTAACGTTCGAGGAGCTGCGCAACGCCCGCGGTGAGGACTTGACCTTGGATGAACTACGATCGCGCTATGGTGAGGCGTTTAGGCGGTCTGGTGCATGATTTAACAGGAGTACGACATGGAGATGATGAACCGAGCTATTGAAGACGCCAGCGACTTTGGTGGGATGCTGAAGAAGTTGCAAGAAAACATACCGCTGCGTGAGGATAGTAATCTCGCGGCGAAGCTACGGCGTGAGGTCGACGAGATGGCGGCGCAAGACATCGAACGCGTGGCGCCACCGAAACGCCCTGGCGAGAATCGCGAGCAGTACCGTGCGCGGATCAGGAGCTTGCAATGCCGCTGAAGAAATCTTCCTCCAAGAAGGCGATGGCCAAGAACATAAAGACCGAGATCAAGGCGGGCAAGCCCGTGAAGCAGGCAGTCGCCATCGCCTACGCGGTAAAGCGGTCGGCGGCGGCGAAGAAGGGGGCTAAGAAGCGGAAGAAGGGTTAGTCCATGGGCGTTACATCGATTACGGTCCAGCCGAATGAGATCCAGCGACCACGCTCGGGCTCCCACCAGCGCGAGTCCCTTGCCAGGGCAACAAGCGTGACGCAGCGAGGACCGCGAAGGTGTTCGGGTGGGAGTATTGTCTCTGCGTCTGTGCCAGTGCGCGGGAAGCAGCGGTCGTAGCGCAGCATGTCGAGGGGGAAGTCCCCCCTCCCTTCCACAGTGAATTTGATGTCGGCTTTCTTGGGCATTACAGGACTTTCGGACGGTTGATGATGGTTTGCGCAACACCGTTGTACGCGGAGTGCTCTTTGACCGTGGCCTTGACGCGGATGGTGGCACCGACCTCGCCGAGCTCGGAGGTACCTTTGTAGATGAACTGGTTGCCGTTCTCATCGACGCAGGCGTGGAAGTAGGAGGTGCCGTACATGCCCTCATGTTCCATGACGCGCTTGATGGTGAGCGTGAACTCTTCGCGCTGGCCCACGTTGCCCATGTGACGACCGCTGGTGGCGGGTGCGTTCTTGGCCGCAGTGCGCTCAGCTGCGCGGGCTTTGGCCTTCTCGACCATGCTACGGGCTGCTGCCATCTGGCCGATGGACAGGCCACCGCGGGAGCCGTAGGACTCGAGCAGTGACTTGGCGAACTCGGACCACGAGGCGGCGCTGTGGAGGAAGTCGATCACTTCCGAGGCGTCGGGGTTCGTGCGCTCGAACTTGGCGCGGGTGGCGCGGATGATCTTGTTGCGGACTGCGTTGTCGTAGGAGTATTCGTCGTGAACGTAGGACATGAGGTGCTTTCTGTTTGGGTTGCTGAAGAGTTGAGTATACACCAGATCAGGTGTACTGAACGAGATTAAGAAGGTGACGTGCTGCGCGGCACAGGGCGACGGCGTGGACCGTGTTCTTGTCGGCGAACAGGCGGGCGTCGCGAATGCGGCGGAGGGCGATTTGATAGTTGGCAGTGCGCTGTTGCTTGGGGACCGCGCGGGCGCGAGCTTCGAGTGCGCGGATGTCAGTGATGATGTTCATTTCTTGCTTTCTGTTTGGGTCTGTCGAAGAGTCGAGTATACACCAGATTAGGCTGCCGGGGCAACCGACTTGCCAAATTTGTCGAATTCCGAACCGTAGCTGCGTGACACCTTGCGGGACTCGAGGAACCTGGCGCCTGCCGAATGGGCATTATACCCTGCTTCTACTGCCGCGGCGACGAACTCAGCCTTTGTTACATCTTCGTTGATGGCTGCAACGTAACGCAGGATTGCCGCCTGGCTGGTGAGCTCGCCATCGTCTTCCATAGCGAAGGCGAAGTCGTCCGCCAGGTGGGCTGCGAGGGCTTGTGTACGAGTGATCATGACGCAAGTATACCTGATCCGATTCACCTGCGTCTATGCTATTCCTCCTAATCCTGAAGGCTATTAACGAGCTCGTATGGATGTGGTAAGAAATAAGCCTGGAAATTCATCCCGGCTTGGCGTATGGTTGCTGTGGCCTGTAGTCCGTTAGCTCAACTAGGAAATTAACATGAAGACGAAGATTGCGGTTGCTTTAATCTCGGCAGTGATGGCAGTGTCGGCGCTTGCCGCAAGTGTCCACTTCAAACAGAACCGCAGTCCGACTCTCATCGACAACGGCTTGTCCATCACGGCAGCTGGGTCGCTGGCGGGGTTGGGTGAAGGTGATGTCGTGGTTACGCTGTCGGCGACCGGGACCATCACTGCAACATGCACGAACCCCAGCGGGCAGAATCAACCTCCCGGTCAAGTGCCGCAACCCGTCACGCTCTCCGGCTCGGTAGCCATCCCAGATGAACAATTTAAGAATGGCAACGTCGGCTTCAGCGTGACAACGACGCCGCCTAGCTCCACTGTCCCAGGTGCGCCGGATTGTCCGAACGCGAATTGGACCGAAACCATCACGGACATCCAATTCACATCGGTGACGCTCACTGTGCAACAAGCCGGGCAGACCGTTCTCACGACAACCTGCACCTCTGCACCATCGACGAATGGTCCTTTGGCGCCGAGCACCGTGAACTGCACACGTTCATGATGTCATGTGTGCTCTTGCCGTCACAAAGCCAAAGCCGCCTTCTCCGAAGCTGGCGGCTTTGCTTCGTGCCAGAGCGCATCCTCTCCAGCCAGGACAGTTGCGGTGTCACCGATGCGGTTCACAGACCTACGCACGCGTCGTGAACGGTGCTTTTCAAGGTAAGCGCGGGCCGATTGGTGGTTCTGTGATTTACTCGTGTATTTGCTACGACTGCTTGCTAGTCGGAATAACTGCCCCCATGTTTTGGGACGTACAATCGGTCCCATCGCCAGGTCCAACTCCCAAGGGGATTTGATTCATGTACTTGACACGCAATGTCTTGATGAAGTATCGCTCACCCGATCCGGACCCGCCTGGCGGCGGTGGCGGCGCACCTCCTCCGCCTCCTCCCCCTCCTGCTCCTCCCCAGATTCCCGAGAACCTGAAGCCCCTCGTGCAAGGCATGATCGAGGCCGCGGTTAACGAGCAGGTCGCCGGACTGAAAGCCAAGAACGGTGAACTGATTGGGAAAGAGAAGGAACTCAAGGCCAACTTGGCTCAGTTCGAAGGCATCGACCCCGAAGCCGTGCGCAACATCCTCAAGAGGTTCGCGGACGACGAAGAGGCAACGCTCATCAAGCAGGGCAAGATTGACGAAGTGCTCAACAAGCGTACCGAACGCATGGCGGCGGATTGGGACAAGAAGCTCAAGGCTGAACAGACCCGTTCCGAGAAGCTGAAGGCGAAGGCGGACAAGCTCGCAGAGCGCGCAATGGCTGAGTCCATCATCAAGGCATCGCAGAAGGCAGGCGCACTGCCCGAAGCAACAGAAGATATCGTGCTGCGCGCTAAGGGCGCCGGCTGGACCATCGACGACGATGGCAATGTGATCGCCATGAGTGGTGATACCGTTGTCTTCGGGAAAGATGGCAAGACGCCCCTCACACCCGAGGAGTGGGCGGCTTCTCTGCGCGAGAACGCGCCCCACCTCTGGCCAAGGGCACAGGGTTCCGGTGCAATGGGCACCAACGGAGCTGCCAAGGGCGGACCGGATTATTCCAAACTTCCGCCCGAGGCAAGAATCACCGCTCATCGCGCTCAGCAGGCGCTAGGTGCTTCACGCTAAAGGTGACATCCTTTAAGGTGAAACAATGGCACTGACCCTACCCGAAGCCGCCAAGCTGAACTCTGGCGACATCGTGCGTTCGGCTGTCATCGAAATGTTTGCGCAGGAATCGGACATCCTCCAGGTCCTGCCGTTCGAAGACATCGCTGGCAACGCGTTGAAGTACAACCGTGAAGGCTCCCTACCGGGTATCAGCTTCCGCGGCGTGAACGAAGCATTTCCGGAATCGTCCGGCGTGCTCAACCCGCAAACCGAGGCGCTCGTCATCGCAGGTGGCGACCTGGACGTGGACCGCTTCATTATCCAGACTCAAGGCCAGGGCGTGCGTGCAACACACGAACGCATGAAGGTCAAGTCGCTCGCGGCAGGTTGGACGCAGAAGTTCATCAAGGGCGATTCGTCCACGAACCCTCGCGAGTTCGACGGTCTGCAGAAGCGCCTTGTCAATCAGCAGGTCTACTCGGCCGGTGCTGGCTCTGGCGGTTCGCCGTTATCGCTGGGCATCATCGACGACGCGACCGACAGCGTGGACAACCCGACGCACTACCTCATGTCCAAGGGCATGCGGCGCAAGTTCACCGCGGCAGCGCGCACGACAGCCGTTGCTGGTTTCGTGACGTACACCGCGGACGCATTCGGCCGACGTATCTCGAACTACAACGACCTGCCCATGCTGGTCGCATACGGCGCCAACGGCGGCGATGATATCCTTCCCTATGACGAAGCAGCGGCAAGCGGCCCTGCTACGGCCACGTCCCTCTACATCCTGAGCATCGGCGCGGGTCGCATCCAGGGCATTCAGAACGGCCCAATGGACGTGCGTGATCTGGGCGAGCTACAAGCCGCGCCGGTGTTCCGCACTCGGGTCGAATGGTACAACGGCATCGTGATCGAACACGGACGTGCCGCTGCTCGCATCCGGCATATCAGCAACGCTGCTATCGTTGCGTAAGGAGAACAACTATGCCTTCTCGCACCTATGACAATTTGATGCTCCTGAAAGATGCTGGCGCGACTGCTGTCGACGCGGCTGCTCAGGTAGCCGGCGCTGCTCGCGTCATCGACGTGGGGAACGCCCACATGGACGGTGTTGCCGTCATCGACACCAGCGCGGTCGACACCGCTGGCGGGTCTTATGTTGTTCGCGTCCAGGGTTCGGCGACACTGAACTTTGCCTCGCCGGTGGAACTGGCGGCGCGTGCAATCACGTCCACAGGACGCATTGAGATTCCGTTCAACAACGAGATCAACGGCGTCTACTACCCGTACATTCGGGCTTACAACGACGTCACCGGCGCGACGCCGTCCATCAACAGCACGATCTTCATCGGCAAGCCGTAAGACACGGCACGACGAACAGGAGCATCATATGAAAATTGCACTACGCTACACCGGCGACGATGAGGCGATGCAGAAGCGGCTAGAAGCCACCAACGGCGTTGCCTACTTCGAACCAGTCGACGCACGTGAGATTCTCGCAACACCGGACAACGAGTACGAGGTCGATGAGGACTCTCGTAAGCTGATCGGCATGCAGTTCGATCCGACCGGACGCATGAGTTCGACTGAGCAGAAGGAACCGCAGAAGAATGCGGACGGCTCAGAGGTCATCAACATCCCGCAGCTCAATGCGGCGGACGCAGAACTGCAGACGGGACTGTCGGCCGAGAAGTACGGTCGCAGCCAGGTCGTGAAGGCGGTGCCCGAAGCGGCTATTCCAACGTCCATGATGCCGATGACCACGACAGGTCGCCCCCTGGACCTCGAGAAGGCACGCAGCGGCGAAGGCGGCGGCTCTGGCGACCCGGCAATGGGCTTCCAGCAAGCCAAGCAGGAGCCGACCGAGCGTGACAAGCGGCAAGAGCAAGAGAAGCAACAGCAGAACAGCGGGCCGGCCTCCGAAGGCATGACCTCTGAAGAAATGAAGGCCGCACTCAAGGCCAAGAACGTCCAGTTCCCAGCAGACGCCAAGAAGGCGGAGCTGGCTGAATTGGTCGACCGCCATGACGCACGTAAGGTGTGAACGTGGTATCCATCGCCCGGCGTAAAGCGCGTCGGGTCTTCACCATTCAAGGAGATCTTTTCATGGCAAATCCAAACGCACCCGGACAAGGCGGTGGCGCACCTGGCAAGAGCGGCGAAGCTGGTCGTGGTCATTCCCCCGAAGCCAAGGCCGAGCGCGAAGCACGTCGTGCCCGTGGCGAGAATGTGCCGGAGCCCCCGGAAGAAGAGCCGAGTGGTCCGACGCAAGCACCCGACAGCGAAGGTCCGGTGGTCAATCCGCTCGGCAAGAAGTAACGCCCAGCCCATATCTATCTCCCCTGTTGATTGGGCGAAATTTACTCCGGACTTCGGTCCGGAGATTTTTAATCGAGAGGCTAAAGATGACCACTGCAAAGAAAGCGAAGTCGCCATCTATCGTAGATGACGAAGAGGCGATGGTGGAAAAGATTGCCAACGACATCAAGCCATCGGCCGGCGTTGAGCGACCGAATGCGCGGGCCATGCCAGCCTCCGCGAGCGAGCGTCCTAACGGTGAACCATCACAGGGACCGAATGAAGACGTCGGCATGACAGTCGTAGTCGACAGGGCAGCTCCCCAGACACAGGACAACGATGAGACCGTGCGCCTTGTGAATGTGGACGGCGTCGAGCTCGACGTACCCCTTGCTGACGTGAAGATGCATGAGCGTTCCGGCTGGAAGAGGCTCAAGGAAGAAGAGGCGTAGCGCATCATGGCTGTAGCCGTCTACCCGGCTCCGGGCTATGACAGCTTCATCAGCCTAGAGGATGCCAACAAATATCTGACCGATCTCGGCTTCGCAAAGAATGTCTGGGACAACAAGACAGTGACAGAGCGCGAAGCGGCACTACGGCGTGGCACACAGTTCATCTACGCTCGTCGTCTTCTTCCTCAAGCACTGTGGGACACATCAACGATTCCGGCAACACCGCGAGTTCATCCGAATGTCGCTGCCGCAACGGCCGAGGCGGCACGTCGCCACGTTGAGGGCACTTTGTACCGGGACCTAGATGCTGCCCCTATCATTGAAAAGACCGTAGGGCCGCTTACGCTGCGCTATGGACTACCTGGCGATGTGAAGCCAGCAGAACACTATCCAGTCATCGGGGACCTACTATATGGCTTGATCGAGCTAACAGGCGGATACGGTTCCGTGACCTTTGAAAGAATTTGATGGCATCTGCACTGTACGGCGAGCTAGCGCAAGCTGCGGTTGACCTGCTCAATGAGTTGGGACAACTTGTGCTCGTGTCGCGTGCAGGTGCTGGTGGAGGCTATGACCCGGACAGTGGCTTTGTCGACGAAGAAGCCGTTCAAGTATGGAGTGCCAGCGGTGTTGAATTTCAATATAACCAGCGTGAGGTCGACGGTTCTCTCATACAGAGTGGAGATCGTCGCGTTCTTATTGCTCCTAGCCTGGGCACGACTCCGCAGAGCGGCGATGTTGTCACGCTGGGGACGGTTCGTCTCGAGGTTGTTGAATCACGTCCACTACAGCCTGCTGGCGTAGTCGTGTTGCATGAAGTGCAAGCGAGGGGCACATGAGCTTCGCCGACGACATCAGGAAATTCCAGCAGAAGACAAACTTGTCCATGGACTTGATTGTTCGCAAGGTCACGATTGATATCACGACCGCGCTTGTCCGGATGTCGCCAGTGGATACAGGCCGGTTCCGCGGGAACTGGATGATTGGCGTAGGTTCGCCGAATGTGTCCACGATTGATGCAGTCGACAAAGATGGGTCGACAACTGTGGCACGTATCACGACTGCTGCTGGCTCGCTGGAAGCAGGCGGTGTTGTCTACATTACCAATTCATTGCCATACGCTAGGCGTCTGGAATATGGATGGTCAAAGCAGGCGCCGTCACCGCCAGGCATCGTGCGCTTAACGGTGCAACGCTATTCAGAGTACATAGCGAATGCGGTGAGGGACATAAAATGAGTCTGCCGCAAATACGCCGTGCCCTTGAGAAGCATTTGGCAGCTCTTACACCGGCTGTGCCTACAGCCTGGGACAACGTGTCGTTCTCTCCACCGGCTGATGGCTCGGTGTATCAAGAGGCGAAGCTCGTGCCCAATGATCCGATTACGCCGATGGATACACTCACGTTCATCGAACAAGGTTTCCTTCAAGTCGCGTTGTTCTATCCGCAGGGTAAAGGTCCAAGGGACGCTGAGAACCGAGTAGACGCATTGCGCACCCACTTTCGTCGGGGCACAACTTTAGTTGAGGGTGGCGTTTCAACGATAATTACCCATGTCCCAACTGTGGCGGCTGGTCTGCCGGTAGAGGGACAGTGGCGGGTTCCGGTGACTATCTACTGGCAAGCGCAAGTAGAGAGTTGACAGATCAACGTTCTTCTTTGAGGACACATCATGGCAATCGCTAAAGGTGCAAATAAGCTCCTAATCATGAAGCGGCAGCCGGCGAAGGGAACGCTTGCGATTCCCACGACCGGAGGTCAAGTCATTCGTCGGGACACGTCTACATTCGACCGTTCGAAAGAGTCCTATACAACCGAGTCCGAGCAGACATCGCGCAAGCAGCTTATGTCCTCGCGTCACGGTGCTGTGACTGTCAACGGGTCCATATCTTCTCTATTCTCGCCTGGGACATACGCAGATTTCTTTGCTGCACTGCTGATGCGCGAGTTCACGGCTATCCCTCCCATCACCGGCATCACCGCTACTGTTGGCGGAACAGGTCCGACCTATACCATCGACCGCACGACAGGTTCGTGGTTGACCGATGGTGCCAAGATTGGGCGCGTGATCCGTCCCACTGCTGGCCTTGCAGCAGGCTCGCGGCGCAACATGCTCATTACTGGCGTGACTGCACTCCGGTTGACGGTCATGCCACTGAACCGGAAAGCACCAGCCACCGAGACAGCAATCGCCGCGTCTTCCTTCATGTTCCCAGGTGGGATCACGTTTGTCCCGGAGACAGGACACACGGACATCTACTACACCGCTGAAGAATGGTTCCCGGAAGTCCCGCGTAGCCAACGCAACCAGGACGTGAAAGCATCGTCAGTGAATATTCGTCTACCTGGCTCGGGCAACGCTGGCCTGGACTGGACCTTCCTGGGACTGGACCAACTCAAAGATCCGGCACGGTACTTCGTAGCACCTGCTAATGAGACCACGACAGGCGTGATGGTAGCGGCTGGTGGCGCGCTTATCGTGGGTGGGGTACGTCGAGGCACAGTGACCGACCTTACGCTCACCCTGGACGCCCGTGGCGCGGTTGCTGACCCTGTTGTGGGCGACGTGATCCGGCCGGACGTGTTCACCGGCAAGCTCATGGCGTCCGGCAGCTTCACGGCCTATTACGACAGCGCGGACATTCCCGATCTGTACGACGACGAAGTTGAGACGAGCATCGTGTCGGCACTGGCGGCAAGCAACGCGGACACAGCAGACTTCAACACGTTCTCGCTGCACAAGATCAAACTCAACTCCAGCACGCCGGATGACGTAGAGACGGGCCTCAAGCGCACGTACAACTTCGTCGGCTTGTTCAATGACCTCGGAGGCCCGGCGCTGGTGGCAAATGCTACCACGATCGAGCTTCAGGACAGTGCAGTCGTTCCAGCGTAGCCGGTACTCACACAAGGAGATTCACATGGAAGATGATGGCGCAAAGGTAGACCCGCAAAGAGCGATAGATAGCCAAATGCTGACGGGCACATTCACCGGCACATTCACGGGTCGGTTCGTGGCGTCGCCTGTGGCATCACCGTCGCCTACACCTGTGCCGCCATCACCTTCACCGGCACCGCCGCCCGTGGCGACGCAGCCGCCCGCAACTTCTCCGCCAGCCGGTGGAGCCTCGCCAACAGAGAGTCCAAGTGGTACGGCTATCCCTCCAGCCACACGCATCATCGACCAATATGGACACCTGTGGAAAGTCGTCGACGGTGTTGTCTGGCGCAACGATACGGCAACGCCGTCGTCGAATGTGAAGATGTTGCTCTATCACGGCGGCAAGGTATATCAAACGAATGAAGCTGGCGGCTGGTGGTCATGGAATGTGAATCAATGGGCCGGTGCAGTCGATCCGCGTCTGCCTCCTGCACCGACACAAGCGCCGCCGCCGACACCGGCCGCAGGTACGGTGCCTGACATCCCAAATCCTGTCCGGCACGTTTACGACTTTCTTGAGGTTGGAAAGTATTGGGTATTCGACAACCGCTGGGGCAGCTCTGGTATTCAAGAGGGCACTGCTGCGCATCAATACACGCAAGCAATCGAGCGCTCGCTGACGGTGTCGCCCGAAGGTGCTGTTGCTGCACGCATTGTGTGGAAGTGGCCTGAGTTCGATCAGTCTGGTGCGGCAATCGACCACAATCCGAGCTATGGTGAAGTCAAGGGCTATCCCTGTCTGATCTATGGTCCGCCTCCTGGACACTACAACGCCGGACAATATTCGGCCGGTGAGTTCGCTGTGCGTGCGCCGGACGGCAAGACGGTTCCTACTGCTCCGGCGAACGCGCCTGGAAGCACTGCATCGCAATGGCAACCGCAGGGCGGTTCGGTTATCACAAGAACACCGGCGAATGGTCCGCCTAAAGGACTCCTGCCACTGCGGGTCGGTATGCCTAGCGGCGCGCTCGTTGCGAATATGAAGTGGGCAAAGAACAAGGCGCCTACTGGACGAGGTCACTTGGCCTGGGACATCTGGCTGCAGGAGACACAGGATCAGGGACAAGGCTTCGTGAATGCTTCGCTCACACACGAGATCATGATTCCAATTGGCAATTGGGGCGACTACGGTCGGCATCCGAATGGCCGCAATCCTGGCTGGTATAGCCATGACGTTACGATCGATGGCGTGATCTATCATGTGTATTTCGCGGGCTCGAGCGGCAAGCAGTGCACCTATACATTCGGCGGGCTATCGGGCAAGTTCACGAATGAAGAGACAGGACAACCGCGCACGGGCTGGAAGTTCATCGTGTTCCAGCATGACGGCGCGAATCATCCAACAGACGATCAAGGCAATATCCGCTTGGACTTGCCAAAGTTCTTCGATCACATGGCGACGCATAAGGACTCGCGCGGCATTACGCTGGCACGCGGCACCGAATACTGCACGAACGCGCAGTGCGGTGTTGAGATGGTCTGGGGTGCCGGCGACATCACTGTCTACGACTTCAACATCACGGGAAGGTGACATGGAATTAGATCAAGTACAGGAAGAACCCAACACTCAGCGCGTGGCTATAGCTTGGGATGAAGATGGTGAACCGACCGATGGCTTCATCATTGTCGGCAAAGACTCGGACGAATATCAGAAGACGATTGCGGGTCAACGGCAGAAGGCAATTCGTCGCCAGGCTGTGAAGCGCACACGCTTCGACCTCAAGACCGAAGAGGGTGCCGAACAACTCGACGCCACACTGCGGCAGAACGAGTTCGAGGTTGCTGCTGCTGTTGTCGTGGGCTGGTTTGGCTTTACGGTCAATGGCACGCCGGCACCGTTTGTCCGTGAACGCGTGACACAAATACTGGCCGTGAAGCCGAGCTGGAAGGACCGCATACTTGCAGCGCTGGAGGATGAGGCGGCTTTTTTGAAGCAATCGCAGAAGACATCTGCGCCTTCGTTGAAGCCAGTGCCCGCGGTAGTAAAAGAGGTAAAGACGGCGTAACGCTGTTCGAGACTCTTGAAGTCGTCGAAAGGATGACAGGTGCAACACCGGACGAACTTGTTCAGCTACGACGACATGAAATGCCGGCTGGAACCGACTATCTGTGGGACTGGTTCATCCGTCTCGGCCATACACGACCGCCTGGTTTTGGCCTTGCTGCAATCTCAGAACAGGAGCTCTATTGCTTCTTTCGGAATCGGAATTTCTTGCCTACACGCTGGGAGCTTGATATGCTTGTCCGCATGGATAAAACTATGCGTGACGCCTCTTCAGATGATAAGCCACAAGACGACGAGGAATAGCCCGTGGACATAACAACACTCGGCATCGGCGTCGACTCACGACAGGTAGACACCGGCAGGCAAGCGCTCGACGAACTCACGCGCTCGGCTGGTAAGGCTGAGAACGCAATCAGGGGTGCCGGTGACGGCGCGCAGCAGGGCGGCGATAACATAGCCAAGGGCGTGATGAAAGGCACGCTGGCTGCGCAAGCTATTGAGAAGGCAGTAGAGCTAGCCATCGAGGCCGTTAAACAGCTCTATGCGTTGATGTCCCAAGCGGGAGAGTATGCCGACCTGGCGGACATGACCGGCGCGTCCGCGGTCAACATCGCGAAGCTGCAGACCGCGGCAGATATCGCCGGCGTGTCCATTCAAGGCATGGCTGGCTATATGAATCAGATGACGCGCATACTCGCGTCGACTGACGAAGAAGGGGACAAAGCAGCGCGGGCATTGGGTAAGATTGGCCTGAGCTTTGAAGACCTAAAAGCACTCGACCCAGCGGAGCGCATAGCGGCAGTTGCGCAGGCAATGTCTGGGTACGCCGACGGTGTTGAGAAAACACAAATCATGCAGGCCCTCTTTGGCCGGGGCGCTGGTGAGGTTATCAAGGTGATGAAGGTGCTGGGGGACGAGACGAAGTTCCAGACTAATCTCACCAAAGAAATGATTGAGCGGACCGACGCAATGTCCGATGCTCATGCTGAAATGTCGTCCAAGGCACGGCAGGCGATTCAAGCTATAGCGACTGGCGTTATCCCTGGGATGGAAGCATTCAAGGGTGCGGTCATTGAGACAGCCCTAGAGATATTTGGCTTGAGCGAAAAAACAGACATACTCGGTGCGAACAGAGGTGTCGAAGAGTTTGTTATCAACGCAGGGCATTTCCTCACAACGATTACCATTCCTTTTGAGTTGCTGGGTCGTTTGATCGAGGCCACTATATCTGCAATCAAGGCTCTAGCTCAAGCATCAGCGGCTGTTTTGCGCCTAGATTGGTCGGGCGTTGAAAATGCAGTAGCAGGTCACCTGGACCGGATTAAAGAACTCGGTGAGCGTAAGTTCCTGGGCGAGAAGTTTCAAGAAAACCTCGACAAGCAGAACGCTGAAGCCGCACTTGCGATGTTCGCTGCTGGTGAAGAGCAAAAGAAAATAGCAGCAGGTGAAACAGATGCACAGATAAAAGAACGTGAGAGGCGTGAGAAGGAACTTGCCCGGATAGCAAAGGCTGCCGCGGCCGATCGTAAGCGCGACGCAGAAGCTGAGCGCAAGTTCATGATGGAGCTGGGTCGTAAGGCCGCGATGGATGCTGGCGACGCACTCGAAGACGCTAACAAAGTATATCGTGAGCGTGTTGCAGAGCAAGCAGAACTTGATGCAAAGAATCTTGAGAACGCCACGAAGGACGTTGCCAAGATTCACGAGAAGGCTGCGGCTATTGAAGAAGAGGTTGCCGGACATGGCAAGCTCAAGTCGGCCATTGAGGAAGTCACGATTGCCAGGTTAGAGGACGACCTGGCAAAGTTCGAAGGTAGCGATCAAGCAAAACAAGTTCTTGAGAACGAGATTGCTGCACGCAAGCGCCTGGCAGAAGCTATCAGAAGCAAGGAAGTCACCGACGCCGCTGCCGAGTCCGCGAAGGGTGCGCAGAAGGAATTCGAGAAGGCCTGGGAACAGGTTGGACAGTCGCTCACCGACCAATTGATGAAGGGCTCGCTCGATGCTGCCGACCTCATAAAGAATCTGTTCAAGACGATGGTCCTGCGTCCGACGATCATGGGTGCAGCACAGGGCTTCGGACAGAGTTTCATGGGCGGTGCAGTAGGTGGCGCGGCAGGTGGCGGCGCGGCAGGTGGCGGCGGTGGCGGCATGGGCGGTATAGGTTCGATGGCAGGACAAATGGCTGGGACAGCAATGTTTGGCGGTGTTGCCTCTGCCGCAGCCACGACCTACACCGGCGCTATGGCGGCGGGCTTGCCTGTGGCTAATGCTATCGGCATGGGTGCTGGTGCAGGCCTCGCTGCTATTCCTGTGGTCGGTTGGGTTGCCCTGGCGGCGATCGCGGCTTATGCTCTTTACAAGAAGTTCGGCAAAGGCGGCGGGCCAAAGATTGAAGGTACTGCTGGCTATGATGCGAGTGCTTTGATTGGTGCTCAAGGCAACGTGATGGACCAGAACGCCATGACCGCGGTTAAGGATTTGAACGCGAACTACAGACGCATGGCATCGGCACTTGGCTCTACAAGCGCGAACGCGCAATTCGGCGTCGGCTATTCTATGGACCCGAAAGGCGATGCGCCGTCGATGGTTCATATTCGCACTCAATTCGGCGAGTATGTAAATAAAGAGGCTGGACGTACTGCTGAAGAATTAGCGAAAGCATTGGCCGAAGGTTCGGCAGTCATCATGGTTGAAGCATTACGCAACTCGGGCTTGGAACCGCAGATGCTCGCGTACTTCGACAAGATTACTGTCGGCATGACTGCAGAAGCAAAGGTCGCGGCATTCGAACAAGTTGCCGCCGTCGGTGCATACTGGAGGCAGCTGCAGACGTTCGGTGGCGTTTTAAAGCAATTTAATAATATTACGCTTGAGGCGTCTGTCCATCTAGCTGAGCTTTCTGGTGGCGTCTCGAATCTTGGGGCTAACATCTCGACCTACACTCAGAACTTCTTGAAGCCTGAAGAACAAGCAGCGCTGCAGTATCAACAGATTGCCGCACAACTTAATCAAGCGGGCTCTGGGTGGACAGGCTGGAGCGAAGCAATCCTGCGCACCTATAACAAGGAGACGTTCCGCAAATTGGTAGAAGGTCTTGACCTGGCGAGCGAAGGCGACAGGATGCGTTATGCAGCGCTGATGCAAGTTGCCGGTGCGTTTGCTGAACTCAATCCGGAGATAGACAAAACCACGGATGCGCTTAAGAAACAAGAAGCGGCACAAGAAAGATATGAGACAGCCCTGGACACTCTGCGCAATGCGTACGAGCGTCAGAGGGATGTGCTAACGACGACGCGTGATGCAATGCATGACGCGACACGGTCGTTCTTGGACTTCAACAAGTCGTTGAGGCTGGACCAGACACTGAGCAACCTTACGCCAGGGCACAGGCAGTGGGAGCTCCAGGCGCAGTACGAAGGGGCACGTAATACAGCGCAGGCGGGTGGTTATAAGGCCGAAGACAACGCGCGCATGCAAGAGGCAGCGCGTGCTCTGTTGCAAGGCAGCAGAGAATTCTACGGCTCGGGTGCGGACTACGATATCATCTTCAAAAAGATCACGGATGAAATGACCGCCGCTGCGGATGTGACTCGCACGCGCGAGTTCGTTGCCGAATCGCAGTTGCAAGCACTTGAGAAGCAGGTCGGCCATCTCGTGAGTATCGACAACACATTGATTAGCGTGCACCAAGCATTGCAGGAATTCATTCAAGCCCGTACTGAAATGTATGCGCTCGGCTTTCCGCATGCTGAAGGTCTGTCGCGTGTACCGTTCAATAATTACCCTGCGCTGCTTCACAAGGAAGAAATGGTCCTGCCACAACAGGAATCGAATTTCATCCGCGGTCTGCCGGACTTCTCAGGGGAGTTGCGAGCACTGCGCCAAGAAGTTGCAGCTCTGCGCAAAGAGAACCGACAGGATGCCGGCAATACAATTGGGGCCACGTTTACGGCGGCCCAGCAAGCAGCTCAAGTGCAAAGCGAGGCGACCATTCGGGCCGCTCGTCAGCGAACCTATCAATCTCGTTCACGGCCTGTACTGGCCTAAGGAGTAGATTCAAATGCCAGCAGCACAAAAATTCAACGACTACAGCGAGCAGAAGAATCGCGGCGTCCACAATTGGGGCTCGCATGTCTTCAAGCTGTTCTTAACCAACACAGCGCCAGCAGCCGCGAACACAATTCTCTCGGACATCACGCAACTCACCACGGGCGGCGGATACACAGGCGGCGCGGGCGGCGGTGTTGCCCTCTCTGGCGTCACCATCAGCGAGACAGGTGGCACGACGACTGTCCAGGCCAATCAGGTTGTGGTGACAGCGACGGGTGCAGCAATCGGACCGTTCCGCTATTACGGCATCTACAATGACACCGCGGCTGCGCCGGTCGATGCTCTTGTCCTGTTTTGGGACCACGGCTCTGCTGTGACTCTGAACGATGGCGACTCGTTCACCGTGAAGTTCAACAACGCCAGTCCCGGCACGATCTTCACTGATTCGTAAATCATGACGGCTCGTTAAACGTTCGGCGCTTGTATAGCGCTGGGCGTGAGCCTTAATGCGCGCCTGCAATGGCAACCATCTTCCACCAAGGCGGATTTGGCACTACGTCTGCCAACGTAGTTAACACGCCGAGTTATCCCGTCACGTTCACGCCTGCGGCCGATACGCTGCTGGTCGTGTTCATTGGTGTGAGTGGCAACATAACGCCGACGGAGAATGTGGTATCCAACATCGGTGGACTGACATTCACGAAGGTTCCGGGCTCAGACGTAACGAACACCGACGACTTGCGCAAATCGTCGATGTGGGTTGCTAATCAACTCACGACGGCAGTCTCAACGACAATCAGCTACGTCAGCAACATCGCTCACACATCGGGCTATGTTGAAGTATTCGGCATCAGCGGCATGAGCCGCGTGGGTCTGGATGCGGTGCGCCAGATTGCGACGGCGCAAACGCCTGCATTCAACACCGCGATCACGGCCACATTCCCAGGTCCGGCACTTACGACGAACCCTCTTGCCATTGGCTTCAACGCTACGCAAGGTTCAGGCAATCCTACCGTTGCGAGTGCGGGCTGGGAAACAGCAGCGGGCGCTCTCTGGTCGACCAACTCACCGGCTAGCCGCTACATTTCCTATTGGCGCAGCGGTGGCTTCTCCGCTGCTTCTGAAGTCATGCCCTCGTATGGATCACCGCGTAGTGCGGTGATGATCGAGCTTGACGCGAGCCCGAGCGGTCCTGTCGGTGCGAACACGCCAAGCACTGCGGACACGCAAGTCTTCGAGCCGATGGTGCCGTTCGCGGCGGCGGACATCGTCACTAAGTTCAGCGCCGCACTGGCTGTGACGCCTGCATATGCGGTTGCGGGAGCCGCTGCAACATCTACGGTGACTCGTGCGCCGGTTCTGACGACAAGCGTTGCAGACCCGGCTGTCTTCGCGGCAACGCCGACAGCCGCCACGGCAACGGTGTCGAAGGTCTACACCAGCGTAGCATTGCCATTTGCTCACGCGACAACACTGATTGCGTCGAAGGACCATGTTGCGACTGGAGCAGCACCATTTACTCATGTGCCAATGGCACCGGCCGATGCTACAGGAACTAAAGCAATCGGTATCGTTAACATTGAGAGCATAGCGCTGCCGGCAGTGTACCTGACAACACCGGCACTAGCCACGAGCTCGCGCCAGGCGTACAGCATTGCAACGCCGTACACCTACTCTGCAACGCCGGCTGCAACGGTATCGACCGCGGCACGAGTTTTCATCAGCAGTGCCGATGCTACTGTCTTTGCACCGCTAGTTCCGACACCGACGAACGTAAACCTCACGAGTGCTGCGTCACCCGCGAGCTTTGCGCTTGTCCCATCACTGATTGATGTTTTCTTCAGTGGCGTCACAAGCCTATACTGCGTCACCGACCCGACGATTGATAGTCCACCGGGTGCGCTGAGAGCAACAAATCTTCCGAAGGCGCTGAACAACGTTGCGCCAGGTAGTGCGATCGAAGGCACGTTGAGTTCCTTCTGGGGCGGCGTAGGCAACGTCGTCGACCGTGTTGTCACTTCACAAGCGACGACCGCCCAGCAGTCGCATTTCTTCGGACGATTCACTTCTCGTCCGTTAGCTGCGCAAACAATTCACGCGCAGAATTGGAACTACGCTTTCGTTGTCGCCGCGGCTAACCTCGATGCGAACACATACTTCTGGCCAGTCATGTATGTGTGGCGTCCATCGACGCAACAAGTCGTTGGACATATTTTCGATGCGGCAGCGAATGCGAGTACCGCATGGCCTGCCACGATTACGACTGCTCCGACGCGCAACATTCCAGGTGCACGGGTAGAAGCGCAAGAGGGTGACTTGCTTATCGTCGAATGCTGGGCGGTAAGCACATCATCAACGGGCATAGCGCGGCTTCAGACATGGCGGATGACGGCGAACACATCGCGCATCATCTCGCAGTACAAGCTCCTCTACAAGCCGACGTCGATTCTGTACTTCAGAGCCGACGCACCGCCTGTCTCACCTACGGCTGGCGAGAAGGCGACATATCTGCCATTGGCGCAGAATGTTAATTGGTCCGGTATTGCCAATGAAGGATTGCTCAGTGAGACGATGGTCCAGGCTCCGGTCGGACGGACCATCAGCACGATTGCCACAACGAATCCGCAGTCGCTCTATTACGGGAGGCACTCGAGTCTTCCACTCGCCGCGCAAACAATTCCCGCGCAGAATTGGGGATGGGAAGTATCGTGCGGCACGACGCATGCCAATTGCCACATCTGGCATTGGCCGGTGTTGTACGTGTGGCGTCCATCGACGCAGCAAGTTGTTCAATACATTCTGAATGCATCGGCGGACACGGGCGCTGAGTGGCGCGTTGGCGTCGACCCATTGCTCAATCAACAGTTCGCAGGTGAGTCGGCAACTGTTGAAGCTGGCGATATATTGGTCTGTGAAGTCTGGGGAGTTGCACGGCAATCGGCCGCCACGTCCTATGGCCCGATGGTCTGGACGACCGCGATCAACTCTAGCCTCGTCTCGCCGTTCAAGCTGGAATACTACACCGGCGTAACAGCTATCACGTCGAATGCCGCACCGGCTACATACGAACTCGTTGAAGCAGATGCGACAGGTACTATCACGCTACCGACGCGGGCGTTGATTGAGACATTCCAAGAGAACTTCGAAGCGGGGCCAGACCCTGAGAAGTGGACTGTGGTCAATTGGGACGGCTCGGTCGCGTTCACAGGTGGCGTAGGCGTCTTCACCGTTACGAATGGAATAGCTGGCGCACAGGCTCTTGCTGAATCGAAGCCGTACTTTGATCTCAGAGGCAGTGGGGTATTTGCCAGGCTTGTCCAACCATTCCGGCAAGTCGGCGATCCGCCTGACAACGATTTCTCGTTCGGTGTTAAATCACCCGGCAACAACACAGTAGCGTTCTCGTTTAGCACTAGCGGGCGCCTACGCATAATAAAATTTACGAACGGTGTCTGGGGTGAAGTTTTTCTACTGACCACGTCCTATTTCGCAAACGTCGATGCTTATAGGCATCTGCGCATTAGTGAGCGTGCTGGGACAACATATTTCGAGTCGGCACCGAGTACCGCTGCTAACCCGCCGACTGAAGGCCAGTGGGTCGTCCGGCATTCTGTTGCTACAAGCACACTGCCAATCGACGTATCGTCGTGTCAGTTCGTCGCCTGGGTATACACGAACAGCGCGGGCACGGTTTCGCAGCCTGCACAGATCGATGGGCTCAACATTGCCACTGCCCCCATCACTGCGGTGGACGTACCGTCGGTTGCGGACCCGTCTTCCTTCGCGCTTGTGCCTACGGCAACGACAGCCAGGTTCGGCTACGCTAGCGTCGCCGGCCCGGTCCTGTACGCGGTTTCAACACCTGGGACTACCAACCCCCTTACCCGTACAACGATCGCGTTGCCTGGCGCGTTTTCGCAAGCCTACGCCCCGAATACTGTGGACCTGGCTGGCTACACAAGCCAGGCCGTCCCGACAACGTACCTCTACAGCCCGACAGCTGCCACGGTATCGCTCGGACGGGTCTATGCTTCTGCTGCCCTGCCGCCGACCTATACGTTCAGCACAGGGTTTGCAGGCGACACCGTCACGTCCTTCTCGATTGCGACTCCTGCAACATACAGTGCCGTATACGCACTGTCCACGACAAGCATAGTAAGAGCTGCTATTGCGGTGACATCCGCGGCCTTGCCAGCGGAATACACACTCGCTCCTCAGGCTGCCACGGTATCGCTCGGACGAGTTTACACATCCGCGGCGCTGCCGACATCGTTCTTCTTCAACAACACGATTGAACCTGTTGTAGGGTTTGCTCGACTCAGCGCCGCGACTGCAAGCGCGTACAGCCTGGGCGGTGTTGCCACGACAGCACGTTTCGCCAGGTTGTCTATTGCGATGCAGGCAGTCTACGATACGGCTGCGCTGTCTGCTACCGTATCGCTCGGACGGGTCTACACATCGGTTGCGTTGCCGACATCGTTCTTCCTAAACTGGACGATTGAAACTGGCTGGCAGTTCGCGCACGTTACTAGAGCGCTGCCCGCGACGTACACCGCGGCATTCACGGCAGCGACAGACACGGCAATAGCGCAGATAGTCTCGATTGCGCTTGAAGCGATATATAGCCACACGGCACCGAACACGGTTGATGTCATCACGTTGGCCGCGGCCGGTGCCGCACAGACCGCGACATATACCAGCATCGCGCATGAAGCGTATGCTTATGTATTGCGCCCATCGGTTGCGTTGCCTGTCGCCTTCGCCGGTGTTGTCGGGACACCTACGACGACTCGAGCCTCGCGAGTCACGTATGCGTTGCCGACAGAGTTCAATACACAAGCGTATCCGACGAATATTGCCGGTGCCGCAGTTGTACGGCATAGCAGCGTTGCTGAGCCCACGACGTTCAAGCTCAGTGGTGCGTGGGGCGGTAGTGCAGTTAACAGCAACTCGATTGCCACGGGTATTACGTATAGCCTGGCGCCGGCATTGGCTACAGCGACGCCGTCGAAGAACTCGATTGCTGTACCGGCGAACTATGCTCAGATTCCTTCGGACACATGGTCTGGACGTGAAAAGATATCGGCAGCACTGCCTGCGACATACGCTATTGCCTCACCAGCAACGAACTCGTTTGCCTCAGTCAAGTATGTCTCTGCAGCACTGCCTACATCGTTCCTGCTCACCCCGACAGCGACGGGTGTGCGGCGCGGCTATGCGACGCCGGCAGTTTCAGCCAGGTACCTGCAAGAGGGTTGGAGTACAGCGGACTATGCAGACAGTGAGATCAAGCCACCGCTTGTCTACCCGGTGCCAGTCGTCCGGCCGGTGTTGTCCGACGCACAGTTCGATGCGTGGCTTAGCGATGAGCGTGCGCTTCGTGTTACGTTGATCGAGACGAAGTGCATTGACGCCGTGACGGGTGTGACAGAGCTTGTGTACTTCGCATCGCATGGTTTCGTCACGAAATATGAAGATGGTTCGCCAACATTCTATGCGCCGCTGATGCGCGGAGGTCTTGATTTCGCGCAGACACTCGATCTTGATTTAAGCGGCAACGAATCGTATGGTGACATCGAGCTAGACAATTCAACAGGTGAGCTTGATTGGATGTTTGACCGCGTGTGGCTGTATCAAGAGTTCAAAGCCTACATCGGTGATGCGGATTGGCCGCGCAGGGACTTCCGGCAAATCTTCGATGGCACGATTGAAGACATTGATAGCAGCCAGCGCGACACCGTGAACGTGCGGCTGCGCGATAAACTCTATCGCCTCGAGATGCCGCTGCACGAATATAAGATGCTAGGCGGCGGACCCAATCTTGATCGGCTTGTGCCGTTTACGGCCGGCGAATGCCACAACATAACACCGTTACTGTCGAACGCGAACACGTTGACTTATGTGTGGCATCCAAGAAGCGCGGAGAAGAATATCGAGGTGCGGGACAACGGCATCCCTGTGTCGTTCACTGAGGTTGTCGGCGGCTTCACGTTAGCCAAGCAGCCCTATGGACGCATCACCTGCAGCGTGCAAGGTGACAGAGTCACGACGGGCTATTTCAGCACAGGCTACACCAACACCGTCGGTAAGCTCGTGCTGCACATGATGCTTGAGTGGGGTACGGAAGTCGCTCATCGTTTCACGATCAACGATATTGACATCGACAACTTCACCGCGTTCGAGGCTGCCAACAAATATGCTGTCGGATTGTATTCAACAGAGCGGTTAACTGTGCGCGCTGCATGTCAGCAATTAGCCGCGTCCGTAGGTGCACGCCTTACGATGACAGCGCTCGGTAAAGCGCAACTCGTGAAGCTGCAACTGCCGCCGCCAGCGACGCAGCCAAATCTATTGTTCAATGGTGACTTCTCATCGGGCATGAGCGGCTGGTCGTATAGCGGCACGTCCGGTGGCATCGTGGAAGCAGCATCGGGCATCAACCTCAATGAGGTATGGTATCCACCGGGCAAGTATGTATTCTGGATGCGTCAAGATGGATCGAAGAACAATCAGAACTCTTACATCGAGTACATCGGCAAGGCAATTCCTGTCGAGGCGAACAAGCGATACACCATCAGCGCCTACACAGGCGCGCACCGTTGCAAGGTTCAGATTGTCTTCTGGGAATATAGCGCGACAGGTGTATTGCTTCGTTCGTCTGTTCAAGCTCCATCGGCATTCAATGACGGGGAATTTCAAGGCGGCAATACGATGGCCGCTTTCAAGCACGTTTTCGATTATGCGACAACGGGTGCGGACACAGCGTATATCCGGCCGCTGATGCGCAAGTGGGATACCTATGCTGGTGCGGTGCCGTTCGACTCTTATATGTTCGTCACGGACGTTGTGATCGAGAGTTCAGATAACGTGAACGCGTTGATCGAGGTAGGTGAGTCGGACATGGTGTCGGGTTCTCTGCACATTGCGGACCGTTTGCCCATTGTGCCAGGTGCACGCCTGGGCTACTGCAAGAATTGGACAGTGCAAGAGGACACTGCGCAGGGTGTGCCAGAAGATCACAAGGCAATGTATGCGCGAGAGTGGCTGAGCGTTCTTGTCACTGAGCCAGCGCTCCGCGACAAGTATGAGGTGTGGGGTGAGCCAGAGCAGGAAAACTGTTTGCTGCTTGAAAGTGCAAGTGCCACGACAGAATGCAGTCGTCGTGTGAACTTGCGCTCGACGCAGCGTCACATCTATGAATACATTGGCTTTGCGAACCTCATGTTCACGCCAGTAGGCGCGCCCATGAAGCTAACTCACCGGCGTTTCAATTTGTCCGGCGGCAAGATCGGACAAGTTGTTTCGGTCGCTGTAAACTGGCAAACGTCCCAGGTCACAATCAGGGTTCTAATCTAATGGCCGTCACAGTTAACGAACGCGACAAGATCATGCAGACATCGCCTGCGCGCATAGTGCCAGTGCAGCCTGCAGATCAAATTGTCGTGGAAGGGTATACCGGCATCAAACTGGTGAGCGATGTCTCTATCTGGAATGCAGCACCGGCATCGTCGCCATATCGCATTCAACCCGGTAATGGTCTGCAACGCGAGACGCTATCAGTGCAGCTCACCGGCATCGCGCCGGGTACAGCTATCACATGGGAAATAGGAAGCTATGCACAGGCGTGGAATGAAGCGACGCAAAGTTATGTGATCACATGGTTCTCGGTGACGCCGGTGACGGATCATGGCATTCTTCTTACACCGGGCGGCAATCCAAACATGGTGCGGACCATCGAGATGACTAGCTATCCGCGCTCACAGGCTTTCCCAGGCAAGTACGGCACTTTCAACGGCGGTGTGCGCGTTAGAGCAATATGGGCAACTAAGTTATTCGAAAGCGTCAAGGGCATCATTCAACACTAGGATCATCGTGAGCAATATTCGCATCGTCTGGGACAACGCAATCGACCGCGCCACGCTTGCTGCGTCGAGTGAGTCCGGCTCACTCGTGGCCGCTAACCTGTTGTCGAACCTCAAGGCTAAGGTCTGGCGCTCTGTCAACACGAACGCCGGTGTTGTCTGTACCTGGCCAAAGCCCGAAACAGTGAGCTGCGTCGTGGCAGCATTCAACAACCTCACCGCACAGGCCACTATGCGCGTCTTCGGGTACACATGGGAGACAGACCCAATGCCTGTGTTCGACACCGGCGCAGTCGAGTGTGCAGCGGCTCCGGGCTTAGGACAGTTCATGTGGGGTGCCCCATTGGGCGAGAATTTCTATCAGCGTGGCGGTGCCTCTCTGTTCGCCTACGGCTACGGTGGCTATGGGGTTGTCTGGATACCTGGCAACTATGCCGTGCGCAAACTCGAGGTTCACATCTTCGACCTGGACAATCCCGACACCTATCTCGAGGTCGGCAGGTTGATTGCCGGTCCGGTCTGGTCGCCGCGGTACAACTTCAACTTCGGACACAGCGTCACCTTCGTGGACTCAAGCAAGAACAAGCGCACTGAGTCCGGCGACTTGCGCGGTGAACGTGGACCGAAGTGGAAGCGCATTGAGTTTGAACTTAGCAACATGGACAGCGAAGATCGTGCGGCCATGCTACGGCTTATAAGATTGAACGGCGTAACGGAACCGTTGTTCGTTAGTCTGTTCCCGGAGAGCGACGACACACTGCTCGAGCAGAGTTATCAACTGTGGGGCAAGTTCGCCGACAACGCATCACTGTCTCAGCCCAATTATGATGTCTATGCTACACGAGTAGCGATGGAGGAAGTGTGATGGCTACACGCCCCTTTGAATATGGTCGCAGAGACTACATCTCGAGGTTGAATGATATCTACAACTCCGGCCTCCCGCGCGTGCGTGCTGACCCAGCGGACCCAGACTCGCCCGGTGTTGATGTCTCGGCAAGTAGACAGATGCGTCTGGGCGACAACGGCTGTATCGTCGATGTCAGAGCGAGCTGCACCATTACCTTTCATGCGGAGTGCCTTGTGGATGGCTTTTCAATCTTCGTCAATGCTATTGCAGGTACGGCGACCATCAACCCTGTTGCCGCTGGCGGTGTGACCTTTGTCGACGGCACAGCAACGAACAAGACGATCACTGCCGGCAACGCCGCAATCATCTCGAGTAACGGTATCGGCTTCCGTATCTTTCGCATGTCTGCGGTGTAAGGTCACATCATGTCTCGTCGTCCCTTCTCGACTAGTCCGATCAAGCCACCGCGTCCATGGTTCCCGGAGAACGCTCCGCCGACGAACACTGTTCCGTCTGGGCAGACCGGGTACGTGAGTTCATCGAAGTATTTTACGGAGGCCGGTGGCAACCGGCTACTGCTGCGCGACGTCGATACGCCACTGGTAACGGCTACATTGACGACGACGAACGGGACACTCTCGGTTGTTCAGAATCCAGGTGTGATTGTTTCGCACAATGGGACAAATCGGGTCATCGTCGTCGGCTCAGTGGACAACATCAACAGGGCCATGAATGGTATGCGTCTGGACCCGGAGACGGGATTCAGTGGCACTGCGGTTGTTACTCTGCGTACCAGCGACGGCCATACACCTATCTCGAACAGCTTCACCGTCGCAATCTCCGGTGTTGCCCCGCCGCCGCCTCCGCAGCCGCCAATGAATTATGTTGACCCTGCTGCAAGGTCAACGGCGTACGAAACCAATTACACGTTCCCGGCGAACAGTATCAGTGTATACGATGCAGACTCGCCGAACGTTACTGTGACGCTTGCCGTGACGGGCGGCACCGCAGCGATCTACACCGCGGGCGGCTCGGTGCTTACTGGCAACGGTTCGCCTAACGTCACAATCTCTGGCACGCAGGCACAGGTCAACACCGCACTCAACTCGATGGTGTTCATGCCGACAACGACCTTCTCTGGCGTTGCACGGATTACGATGACGACTTCGGACGGTTCACTTACCGATAGCGACGTCATCCAGATTGTTGTGCGCTCACCTGCATTGGCCCCGACCAATATTGTCCCAGGCCCGCAAGTCACGCCAAGGAATACACCGATTCAACTTCGTTCATATCCTAATAACACTGAATTCAGAGTCGCCTCTGCATACAAGCCATCGTTGGAAACAAGGTTCAAGTGCTTCAACGGGACATTGAGGATCGAAATTGGCGGAACACAGGGTGCGCTTCTGGCAGACGGTTTTCCTGCCAAAATTGTCTATGGCTATTGGACCTATTGGAGCACGCAGGTCATTACAGAAGTGACAATGAGTATGTATGCCATTGGTTTGCTCAGTATGCGCAACTCGGGCAATGGGTTGGACAACGGTGCTGTGTCATGGCCGACTCCTGGCTGGCCGTTGGCACTCGATGTGCAGACGGTCCGGGCACGCGGACAGAAGGTGCTTGTTGTCATAGGAGATGACACGCACAAGTTCTATTACACGACGCGTCAGCAATCGACAAACCTGTTGAATTCAATCAGAGAGTATGCCAACGCGTTAGGCGGCATCGACGGCATTGACTTCCAATGCTTTGATGGTGCTCCTGTAGGCACGTTGCTCGGGCCAGAAGCAATCTATATTGCGCAGCAGTTGAGAGCGGAATACGGACCAAACTTTGCGATTGTGTTGTCGTTCCGTGGGTGGAATGAGCCCATGAAGAATTTGGCAATCGCACTATTTAACGCGAACTGTCTGACATGGCTTCAGTGTCTATATCTTGATTGGTCGGGAAACAAGAACGCGACTGCGGTGATCAATACGACTCAGATGATCTTCAATGACACGGGTATAACCGGGACGAAGATGGTTCTAGGTTTGTCGTCTAACTATGACTACGCAAACAACCTGACTCTTGCGGAATGCACGCGTGAATGGGACGCAGCCGTTACGGCAACACCGTCGCTGCGTGGCGTAGGCTGCTTCACCACTGAGACAGATGCGATGGCTCCGTCCTATGGGGCATTCGCGGGCACATTTAAGAATCAAAAATTCGGGGTCGCTGGTGTGGCTCCACAGGGACCAGGCATCACGGGACAAGACACGAAGGAAGTTGTCGCCGTTGGAAACTTGAGTCAGATCAATTATGCAATTGGCTGGATGACCTACACGCCGGACCCGGCTTACTTTGGTTCGGACACTATCACGATGACGACGAGCGACGGCACGCTGTCGGACGTGGATACGATGCCGATCACAGTGACGTGATGTGGGAAGACATCCAACAATGGGGTTTGCGTCTAGCCGGTGTTGCCGGTGCTTTGGTGTCGATGCGATTTGTCAGCGGCACGCTTTCAGAGCGCATTCCAATGTTTATCGGCGGTGCGTTCTTCTCGTTCTATGCTACTGAGTGGACATCACAGTGGCTAGCGCTGCCTGAAGGGCTCACCGGCTTCTTGCTTGGCTTGTTCGGTATGTCGGTGCTCAATCGTGTGTGGGAGTGGATGCAGGCAACAACTGTTGTGCGTGATTTTCTCGATGCGTGGTTTCGCAAAAGCACACCGCCACCATTGCCCCCGAAGAAGGACGACGAGCGATGAGCGACTACTTCACTGAACCTAACTTCACGGCGCTGTGCTGGTTGTTCGTTGGCATCTCTGCCATTGTTGCAGAGTTCGCTGGCGCTGTGCGCAAGACAGTCGCGGAATGCATTGCGTTAGGTGTCATCAGCCTGGGCGCGTTCTCGCGGGCTTACTATGTGTTCATGCGACAAGAGATACTGCCTGACGGCTTTTGGATTGCAGTCGCGCTCGCGTTCTACTGCCTCACGATGTGGTACAAAATGCTGTGGGTCGTTCCGCATCGTCCTGACTACAAGCCGCCGCGCAAGTCGAAGTTCTACTGATGGCTAGCATCACCCTCACCGATTTCATCGTCAAGCGGAACGTACGAGCGTTCCTGTGGGCGATACGATATGGCGAGGGCACGCAGGGTGAGGACGGTTATCGCACACTGTTCGGCGGCAAGTTGTTCCTAGGAGCGGACGGCGTATATTCGACGTTCGACGACTTCGCCGATCACCCGCGCATCAGGACAACAGTCACGCTCCGGAACGGTAAGAGACTCACGTCCACCGCGGCGGGTGCCTATCAATTCCTGGAGAAGACCTGGGACAACGTTTGCAATGAATACGGGTTCATCAATTTCGAGCCGCCGACGCAAGACCTGGCTGCTATCGCTTTGATACATGGGCGCAAGGCACTCGAAGACGTAGTAGAAGGCCGCATCCATATTGCGGTGTTGAAGTGCAATAAAGAATGGGCGAGCTTACCTGGCAGTCCCTATGGTCAGCCGGTCGTTACCCTGGAGGAATTTCTACGCGAGTACGAAGAGGCAGGCGGACTGTTAATGAACGAAGAGGCGGCACATGAACCAACGATGCTGCCTGTAGCGGCGCTTCCGGCTAAGCTACCTCACATCCCCAGCAAGACAGTCGAGATAGCCCGCGGCAGCACAGACCTCGGCGTTGAATTGCAACAGGAGAAAGCCATGCCCATTCCAGCCATCATTGCGGCTCTGCTGCCGTCTCTTATTCAACTGGTCCCACAACTCACAAAGATATTCGGTTCCGGCTCTGAAGTGTCTCAACGCAATATCGCAGCGGCAGAAGCTGTCTTTGCTGTAGCGAAGGATGCCATTGGTGCGAAGAACGAGCAGGAGGTCATTGAAGCTATTAAGGCTGACCCTGTCCAGGCTACAGCAGTGAAGACAGCTATCGAGAAGAACTATCTGAATATTCAAGAGGCCGGTGGCGGAGGTATCGCGGCAGCACGGGACTTCAGCATTGCCGTTGCCAATATGCGAACACCGGAAGGCCAGCCGTTATCTCTCCTCACGCAACCAGCATTTGTCATATCGATGGTGATGCTTGCCCTTGTTGTCTTGATGGTGCTCGTGGTCCTGTTCCCTTGGGAAATACTTAGAGAGGGCGGTGGACAGATCTACACCGACGAGGTTAGACTGATTGTGGTGACGGCCATCATCGGTTCACTATCAACGATCGGGGCCTTCTGGCTCGGGTCATCTTTCGCGAGCCGTCGAGAACCACCTAGTGCGCTTGGCTCACGCACACGTTCAACAGACTAGGAGTTAATATGAAGATCGAAGTCAGCGAAGGTTCCAGCGGCGTATGGTCCTGGCGTTTCAAGAGCGACAACGGCGTCACGATTGCCGAGGGTACGAAGACCTTCGAATCGAAGGGCGATGCACAGAAGGCTATTGCATCTTTCGGTGATGCAGTGGGCGTGAAAGCGAAGGACGTTTCATTCGTTCCACTCATCCCGGAGAAAGAAGAGGGGGAGTGAGCTGGACCGTGCCTGGCAGTCTTTCAATAAGGGCTAGGGGTAGGGTACCACCCATCCGCTGACCGCAGTGCCAGGCAGCTGCCTGGCGTAGCCTGGCACTACTGGCGACCGAGAGGGAGGCCATGTCGGCCGGGGACATCCCCCGGAGGTCCACCAGCCAGGTCGCCGATTGATTGCCGATCAAGCACCAGCACAATCCGCCAGCCCACACTCTGCGCGAAGCATAGATGATCTGGGACCGTCGCATACCGTGCTGAATCCCAAGCACCTGTGCGGTGTCGCCCGGTGCAGTGTCGCTGAACTTCAACTCGATGCCACCTTCAACACCGTCGATGCAGTAGTTGACGTCGGGTGTCCCGTCGCCAACTACATTCTCGATGCGTTCAAGATGGAAGCGTAGCTTCAGTGCTTGACAGCTCTTGGTGATGTTGGGACGAATGCGCTCCGCCCAGAAGCCGACTTCATCCATTTGGCTTTGCGTGACGATCGAGGAAGAACATTTGCGCTAGGCTAGGACGCTCCAGCTTCGGAGTGAAGCCCTCGAGCTTCATAACGAAGCGCAATGGTAGGTTTGTCTCCAGCGCCCAATAGTCTTTGTCGTTGATCTTCATTCTGCAGACCAATGCTTCTATAGCGTTGTACTTGCTGCCATCCGGCGTCTCAAGATATCCCTTCATCTTGAGCGGTACGCGTTCGCCGATCTCATGGCTCACGTGTCGTGGGACGTCTATTGTTCCTAGCAGACGATCTGTCTCAGTTGACCAGAGCTCGTATATCATGCACAGGCTCCCCAATTCGGTCCGCGTGTTTGATCAGCGCGGATTGGGACATCCAGTGTCATACAGTTCTCCATAATGTTCCTCACTTCGTTGATTGCTTCCTGATGTTGCTTACTCGCGTTTGCACTGTGTCCGAGCTCGTCATGACAGGTGAGCTTCGGAACGCCAATGACCTTTGTGGCACCACTACGGTGAATGTCCCGCATGGCTGTCTTCATCAAGTCCGCGGCACTGCCTTGCAGTAGACCGTTCAATGCTTTGTGAGTGTAGGCACGGGCAACGCGCGGACCCCATGTCTCGATCGCGTCATCATAGCGCATGGCTTTGCCGTTGTACCCTTCACTGCCCCAGCGCGGCTCGAATAGATCGAAGCGAACACGTCGACCGCCAAATGTCTTGATGTAACCACGCTCTGCCGCGCGCTTCTGGGCAACGTTGTATGTGGCACGTACGAACGGGACAGCGTTGTGATACTGCTGGATGATGTACTCGGACTCCTCACGCGAGAGTCCCAGGTAAGAGATCAGTGTGTCGATGCCCATGCCGTATACGAGCCCGAAGTTGATGTTCTTCACAGGCTTACGGAAGCTCTTGCGCTGTACCTTTGTGCTGATGTCCCAGCCAGCAAATGGTGCCACGAGGTCCAGAGTCATCTCATGGAAGTCAGTGGTCGGGTCATTGCGATAACGCTCTCGGACCGACTCCCCAGACGGCCCGCGGGCGTAATGGGCGAGGAACCGATACTCGATCTGCGACCAGTCGTGGCGGACCCACTGCTCACCTTCTTCTGGTATGAACAACGCCCTGAGCTTCGGACCCCAATACTCATCGCGTGCTGGAATGTTCTGTAGGTTCGGAAGGGATGATGAGAAGCGGCCAGACACGGTGCCGTTCTCGTCACCTTTGAGCTGATGGAATAGCGCGTACAACCGACCGTTGACATGCTTGTCCAGAACATAGGAGCGAACAAACGTGTTGCGGTACTTCTGGAGTTGCCTGCGGTGTCGAACGAGTTCACCAGCCGGATGCTTAACGCGCTCCAGCCACTCTTTAACGAACGATGGCTGACCCGTAGCTGTCTTCGGATAGGCAACACCGGCTGCGTCGAACAGTGCGGCTAGGTCGCTCTTGCTGATGTCCTTGTCCGGGTCCAGGTTCGTTAGCATGCCACCTGACACGGTCTTCAGCCGCATGTCGGCCTCGAGGATGCCAGCGGTGAGCTCGTCGTCCAGGCGCTTGGCGTACTCGATGTCTACGCGCACGCCAGCCTGGCGCATCTGGACCATCAACGGGATGAGTTCAGTTTCTAAATCGAACAAGCCCATCATGAGCTGTTGCTCTATGATGATTCTTTGCTTGCTCCAGATGCGCAGGGGCAGGTCGACGTCGCCTTCTGCGTATGGTCCCACTAGGCAGGGAGGCGCAGCCCAGATGTGTGCCCGATAGTGATCGCCGTCACCGTATGCACGTTCGATCCATGCAGCGAGCTCGTTCTTTACCTTTGTCTCGCCGAGGTACGACTTGCTCAGGGCGTCCAAGTTATACGTAAATCTATTAGAGTCTATTAGCGCTTCTGCGTGTTGTACGTCGATGAACGGTCCGCTCACGGGGACGCCCTCGCTCCACAAGGCGTCTACGTCATAGGACAGATTCGCACCGACCTTTGCCTGGCCCTCGGTGCAGAGGTTGTCGCGCGCCCAGGCTAGCACATGGCCAGGGTCAAGGTTCTGTTCTGGTGCTATCTTGTGCCGCATGGGGAAGTACCAGCGGCCACCTTCCATCGTACCGACGCTGATGCCTACGATGTGAGCACCTTCTTCACCTTCTCGACGGAAGCCTGGACCTTTCTCAACAAGTGCTCGGTCCTTTGTCTCAGTATCCAGACCCAATATCTTAGCCTCACATAGCCTCGGAAAAGCGCCCGGCGCCACCCATCCTGTATCGGGAATAGGTGGCGTCGGCCGATCATAGTTGATCCGCTTTTCCTTGACCTGGATTTCTTCCCAGAAGAAGCCAACACTGTCGTCTCGCTGCATTTATTTCTTCAGTATGTTCGGCGGTAGTGTCCCAGTGAGTACATGCATCTTCGCCGGGTCTGCCACTGCTACGTGATGCACCGGCTCGCGTTGCTGTTCGGCAGTGATTGCGTTACTCTGCACAATCGTTTTGGCCTGTGCCATGAGTTCATCTAGCCGCCTATTACGCTCCTGTATCTCGTGGCATAGTTGAATCATCTCTTCGTAAATCGCTGCAATTGTCTCGCTCATCGCTGTCCTCCGAATAGCCCGATCACTTCGCCAGCTTTGAAGGCGTGTGTATCGGGTTTGATATGCCACTGAATAGCCGTGGCGTGCTCGAAGACCAATGCCGCCATGCGCGCATTGAGCTTCCCTGTAGCCGGCAACTCAAGGTCGTCGGCTTCGAATGTTTCATCTAGTAGCTTGAGCCCGCCCTCGCGGAACTCCACTACGGGTATGCGCATGTCCGCCAACTTCACCGCAGCATCGAGCACGCCAGCCAGTGCGCTGTGCGGTGTTGCCCAATTGACCTCCTCTAATCCGTTCACGTAGCCATCAACAACGTGCGTTGGCCACTGTGCGGCAATCAGAAGTGTCTTCACCCAGCAGTCGTCATCGAAGTAGAATGTGACACTGTCCTCTGTGACACCCATGTCGATCGGTTCTCCCTTCGTCGTTACTGCACCGAAGCAGGCAGAGGGAACAATCACCGTTGCTGGCAACACCGTTGGGAATGGGACACGGCACAGAATCACGTTGTTCGTGGCATAGGCGAACCCGTTGTGAAGACAGATGCCGTTGGCCCATATCTTCGAGGAGTCGGTGGCGACGAAGGGCTCTAGTTGTTCAATGAGGGCAGATACGCCAGAGGCCGTGTGGCTGGTTTTCGGAGTGGGGGCAGTACGTGGGTACTCCCCACTGTCTGCCAGACCGATACGGGACCGCCTGGCGTGGCCCACGACCATTAAACTCGCGTCCGTGACCCGGAAGGTGGGGTCGCTATCGCAGACGCCCCATGCACTCGCCAGCTTGGCCGCGTCCACTGTGCAGAGTGGCATGTTGCATGGCACGTCGACTGTATAACGGCCGTTGTTCACCTGTGCACGGCGATCACCGTTCTCGTCGTCGTAGACGTGTAGCTTTTGAAAGGCTGGCAGTAGTGTGCCTATGTGCGCACATAGGTATTTGAGAGTATCGAGGTCCATTAGAAGAACGTGACTGCTGCACGCATATACGTGGGCCGGCCAATCTTTTTCATGTAGTGTTTGAAGTAGCGGAGGTTCCACGCATCGCGCATACCGTAGTTCGTCGCCAGGTCTTCCGGCTTGAAGCCTTCTGCGTGTAGGAGATCGGTGACGTATTTCTGCGTCACGCTGTCCAGGCTCCAGAAGCTCTTGTCTTCGGTCTTCACATTGGGGCTCTTCTCAGAGAATGAGATGGCCCGCCGCTTGCCACCGATGTCCATGATGCAACTACCGAACATCGAGATCATGACCCATGACGTTGAGTCTACTGAATACCACGGGTAGCGTTCCATCAACTCGAACGTTGTCAACCCGAAGCCGTGGACCTTGACCCTGGCGCTGCCGTCCGGGTTCGCCAGGTACTTGTCGAAGATATGGTCCAGCCACTCAATCAAGTACGGTGTTGCCTCCGGTACCATACCGCCGATGAAGATGTAGTCGTAGCCTTCGTCCAGGTACCGCACAAGCCACTCATCTCGATCGCGGGCGTGATGCACAGGGCAGACCTGTATCGGCAACTTCAACGACTCCAGGTATTTCTGATTCGCGTAGCTCTCCGCCTCGAGGCCTTTGCCAATGGCGTCGACGTTCGAAGCTATCTCAATAAAGTCCTGTGCCGCAATCAGATAACGGGCGTATTTGTCGAGGTCCACTTTAATACCCAGCGTGAACATCGAGAACGCGCCCGAGTCCATGAATATCTTGTGGCCGTTGCGGCGGATCACTTCATCGCATTGCCCTTTGCCGATGTAGTGATAGCTCTCGAGGTGGAACGGATACGACTCGGCGGCGGCAGCAATCTGCATCGGATTGCCGCTTTGAGAATCCGCGCGATGACCGTTGTAGCGAGCTGCCGCATAGATCTTAATGCAGTCATTGAAGTCCTCGGTGTGGTTCATGGGCACTCGGTAAAGATATATCGGGTGAAGGACATGCCGCATTTGGTACAGTGGCTTGGCTCTTCATTGAGGCGTCCATCTTCGTCTTTCACTTGAAGATAAGCCCACTCGTGCTTGCATCCAGGAGGATAAGCAGGAGTGACATGAATAACAACGCCCGGAGGATCATCCACATCTTTGTCGTCTTTCATTTTGGTTCACTTGATCTTGTTTACCACATCATTAGATTGCTGTTCGACAGTGTCTAAAGCTGTCATCATTTCTGCTGCTTTTATAAATACTCCAAGAGAAGTTTCGATCAAAACAACGCTACCGTCTTCTCTGTCCGCTCGGATGATGACAGCGGGTGTGCCGCCTGGTTCCCGGATGCCACCTGACAATCGACCGATAGAGAGTTCAGTTGTGTCCACGCCCATCCACTCCACATCATCGCGAAGTGGGTAGGCACCGTCTGCACGTTGCGGCTGAGTTTCGTCATGTAGGTCGGCCCATTGACCATGAGTCAAATCGAAAACGATTTTCACTGTACTGGTCATGCTAACCTCCGTTGCAGGCGGCGAGGAATTCGGCACGAGCTTTAGCGTCATCTTTGATAGCTCCCTTCAAGGCGTTTGTGATTGTGTAGTGACCCTGCTGGCACACACCGCGCGACTCCATACACATATGCCGTGCGCGTACCTGTACGCCGACTCCAATGGGTTTGAGGTTGCGGTCGATCGCCTCGACAATCTGTGCCGTGATTCGCTCTTGCACCTGCAAGCGTCGGGCGAAGGCATCGACAACGCGATTGATCTTCGACAGCCCAACGATGCGACCGTTCGGAATATAGGCCACTGTAGCAGTGCCGAAGAATGGTGCGAGATGATGCTCACAGTGCGAATAGAGTGGGATGTTCTTCACCACAATCATCTCATCAACACCGTCGGCTCCGTCCATGAACGTCTTGAGCAGACTATCGACATCCACTCGGTAGCCCGCGGCCCAATAGTCGCGCCAGGCAGCAGCGACGCGTGCCGGTGTTTCCTCAATTCCCTCGCGTAGTGCGTCGCTATGTGCTAGGCTTTCGATGTGGCGTAGCAGTTCTTCAACTGCAATTGGCATCGGGTCACGGGCGCGCGGGTAATGGCCGTCGTCGTATAGGCTCATTCAACACCTCCGAACAGATGCGTCTGACAGGTCATGCGCCTGTTGTAATCCATGGCCAGCCGGGCGGCGTGACGGTAGTTGCGCGCTGTTTCTTTCTGGTCGATCAACGTATCGTCCCATACGGTAGCAATCTCACCTGGCATAGGACTGCGCTTGTAGACAGCCATGCCACTGATGTAGATGCTGTTCTCAGCTGCGAGTGCATCCTCGGGTATGTCGTGATACGGTGACACACTGTCGGCCGTCACGACATACTTGAGGTCCAGTACATCAGCGCTATTGAACCAGAACTGCGGGATGAGCGGATAGGTGGAGCGTGAGTGCGGCACTTTGGGCGAGCACACGAAGCGCATGTGCCCTTGGCGACGTGCGGTGTCGATCATATCTTCACGTAGCAGCAGACCATTGGTTTCGAGCTGCCAGGTCGGCCGGCTTAACATCCCGAAGTGTGGGTCGACCTGAGTGATGACCTGCTTGATGTGTTGCCACTGCAGCAACGGTTCACCGCCAGTGAGCACAATGAGACTGCACTTGTGCGCATGTAGCTCGTGCATGATGGCGTCGTGTGCCTCGACCACTCTGCCATCGGCCAGGTGAAACTTCGTGTCGCACCAGGGGCAGTCCTGCTTCAGACCGATGTTGCAGCCAGCCAATCGTATGAATAACGCTGGCACGCCGGCGTATGGGCCTTCGCCTTGGATTGTGTAGAACATACTGTGGATGAGCAATTGCCCATCACGCAGCATGTCGTAGGAGTTCTTGGTGGCGTTGATGTCCGCGTTGATGACGGGGAACTTACGCTTAGTGGGAGGATCAAGAAGATGCATGAGCTTTGCCATTTGGATTGATATACCTCCCTGAATTCTTGTCGTTCTCTCTTACCTCAACGCTAATGACCCAACACCGCCCCATCGACTTTGCGATGAGATGGTTGTTGACCCACTCGCAGACGAACTGCGCTGTGTCTTCCATGCCGACGCCGTAGGGCAGCGTGCGAATGGTAGCGGCACCCGCGACCTCGAGCTGGCGGAACTGCGGCATCAACGGGTCATCTTCACACAGAAGCAGTGTGTGATCGAAGAACTCATCGAGGAACGACTTCACCCATCCCAGCTGACCGAAGTCGACTACGAAGCCGCAGTCGTCACGATCGCTTGCCCCGAAGACGAAGTGGAAGCTGCGCGAGTACCCGTGCACGCGTGCGCAGACACCCTTGTGCCGGTGTTGCCGATGTGCGCAGGGATAGTTCCAATAGGCTTTCGTGCTTTGATAGGTTGATTCGCTCATGGTCTTTCCTTGGCGGTGCCAGGTGGGGGTTTGCGGTGCCAATTTGCCGGGTCGCGTTCGAAGTCTCCAATCTCACCGAGGGTGATGCCACTCGCCATTGCCGCAGGCCACCGCTCTTTAATCACCCGCCAACGTTCGACCAGTGGATCAGGTACCCCAGCCTGCCTGAAGCCTTCCGCGCGCAGCACACACGCATGGCACCGCCCGCATGGGGGCGTTTCGCCGGCATAGCAGGTATGGCTCATCCCCATGACCCGCTCCCAGCCTGGGAAGGTACTGGCGAGCTTCACCGTCTCTGCCTTCGTTAGGCTGATGAGAGGGGTAAGCACGCGCAGCTGTGGATGGTCGGCCTTGATGTAGTCAGCACGGTTCATCCCGAGTGCCTCCTGCATGGCAAAGGTCGTGGCTGAGATGAACTGGTCTGTGCAGTCGGGATAGTTGGCGTTGTCCATTGCGCACACGCCGGTGACGAGGTCATAGCAGTCGAGTGACAGCCCGTAGTTCGCTGCCAACACGAGGAACAGCATGTTGCGCAGTGGCACGAACGTGAGCTCGACCCGGCTTTGAATCGTGTCTTCCATTTGCCGGAAGTCTTTGTATGTCTCGAGTGGCTCGTGCGGGTTGATGAGCGGGCTGCGACCGCGCAGGGTGCCAGCCACGTTCATGATACGGTGCGAGTCAACACCGACCATTGAGGCGATGCAGCTTGCGGCATCAATCTCGACGCGATGCTTCTGCCCGTAGTCGAACGTGAGGGCGTGAACCTTCTCGTAGTGTTCCTTGGCCCATAGCAGGCAGGTTGTTGAGTCCTGCCCGCCCGATAGGATCACGAGGCATTTTGTGCGATTGAGTTCGTTCACGCTGCCGCCTCCGGTGTTGCCTTCTTGGCTTCCTTGGCGGCCGCTTTCTTTTCAGCTGCCGCTGCCGGCCTGGCGAAGCTCACGCCGTTGTTGCGCGCCCAGACGCCTGCCTGTGTCACGGCCGTGCCTTCACTGATGCCGGAGGCCACGAGTGCGTCGATGCACTCTTTGCGACTCATCAAGCCCTTGCGAATCTTGTCGAACTTTGAGTCCAGGTACTTGTGAACCTTGGCCACCGGGCCTTCAGGCTTTCGGAATCCCTCGTCTTTGCTAGTTGTCATGATGGTCTCCTGTTGCGATGCCGAATCGTCAGCCTCGCCTTCAGTGGCTGGCTGGCTGCCACGGATGATCGCAGTGAGTACCCGTAGCGCCGAGGGCGCAATCGGCATCATCTTGCGCGCCTCTGTTTTCATGTAGCTTGTGGCGAACTCAACTGGCGTGTACTCGAGGTCAACGCCGGCGACCTTCTTGAGTGGGGTATGGAAGAACTCGCGTTCGAACTTCTCGTTGTCGGCGACGCAGACAGCCAGCTGAGGGCCGTCGATTCCGACGTAATAGGTCTGCTTGGGACCGCGCTTGAAGACGCACACGATGTTGCGCTGGCGGTTGGACCGGATGGTCATCTCGTTCATTTCTGTAGTCATGGTGACTGCCTTTCTGTGGTGAGCTTCAATTATAGGGGCAAACTGCCCCCATCCAAATGAATTTTTATACCGCCACAATGCGGTGAGCGTATTCGCGACGAGCCAGGAGGTGAGGCACAGCGACCTGGCAACCCCTCCTGAAAGTTACTGCCTCGCCGCCGAATACGTGGCGGGTGACTTCGATGATATAGGCATCGTAGCCATGTTCACGGTTGCAGGTTTCAATGACCTTGCCTTCGTGGTAGCAGTCGTCACGACCTGCCATCGGTTGGAACTCGTAAGCGCGGACGGTGTCGCCGGTGTTGAAGCGATTGACGTGGGAGAGAACCATGATTTGCCTTTCTGTGTTGATGAGTGATTATACACCGGAATGAACGACCGCCTCGGATTTCTTTGGGATGTGAAGGCAGACAGCGACCAGGGCGGTGACGGCCAGGGAGGCCAGGGCGATGTTGACGAGAATTTCTAGCATGGTTGGCTTTCTGTTGAGGTGCCCCATTATAGCACAACCATTGCCGCCCTGTAGGTTATACCCTACGGTTTTGGTAGGCTATCCCCTACCGCACGCTCGGCAGCTTCAGCCTTGCGCATCTCGACGCAATACTCATCCCATGAATGCTTCGAGATCCAAATACAACGCTCCATAAGCGCTTGCATCATGGCACCAGTACAGTCACCATGCGCGGCCTCTGCCAGCACCTTCTCGAGCTCCCTGGCGTTGTCGTTGTCGGGTTCAATGAGGCCGTAGATGCCCGCGAACGTATGCGCCTTGAGGTCGCCGCCGCTCAGCTTCTTTTCCATCATCCAGTTCACGCCAGCGCTTAGCATGTCTTGGCAGACGGCTTCGTAGCCGCCACCGAACCCAGAAATCTCGCCCATGTCGGGCGTGTGCCTGTATTGGGTTGGAGTGTGCATCATAGTCCTTTCAGGTTGTGACAGCAAAGCGTCTGTCTAGGGCGTCGAGAACTTCATGAGCTCTACGGGTAGCGTGGCGTGCCTTGGCAGCGTTTTCAGCCGACCCGTATGGGTTGACCCCTACACACAGCCGCAGCACTCGGCGCGCCTGGCGTAGCAGTTCTTCGTCGGTATGTTCTTTGATCGTTGCTTCGGGTTCTTCGCTCATTGCTTCTCCTAGTCAACACCGCGGTTGCGGCGCAAGTGGGCGTATACCTCGGTCACGAGGCTGTGGAATGAATCGTTCTCGACTGATTCACCTGGGAAGTAGATGAGTAGCGACGCCTCGACGTCTTCGTGCGTGGCATCGCGCGGTCCTACCCTATCAGCCAGGTTGCGCAACAGCATGCGCTTGTCGAGCTTCGACCAGTGCTCCCAGGGCAGGATGAAGTTCATACTGGGATGCCAGCGCCGGTCGGGTCGCCGCTGTTGTCGCGGTACAGTTTGAAGTCGACCTCGATCGTCTCGAGGTTGTTGCCGTACATGACCTGCCAGACGTCTTCGCCCTCTTGATGCTCGGCTTCGTCGGTGTACTCTCTGATGAGCGCCTCGTCGTCGGTGAACTTGTTGAGGAGGTGCTGGCGCACGAGGTCTTTGTTTAGATTCACGAGGTGATTCCCCTGTTGAGATGGTTGAGGAGTTCGGCCAGGTCGATCAGGCCTTCTTCTTGGATGAGAGCGACCGTAATGATCGGCTTCCCTTGTGGGTCGAGAATTTCTCTCACAGGGTAGCCGCCGAATAGGGTGATGCTCCGGCGTTCGGAGAGGGCGTACCTCCCGGTGCCTGGCGTGGGTTTTGTCATCGTGGGTTAGTCGTTGTAGATTCGGAGGTAGGTGCATCCGCACTGCTGGCTGTACTCAACGGCGACGAGGTCGTTGTCGTTGCCTTCGAAGATGTACTTCGTGCGGAGGAACGGCTGGCCGTTGCCGAATTGCGGGTCGTTGATCTGGAAGCTGCTAGGCCACGTGCCAGGGGGAAAGCCCATGCTGGAGGCTTCGCCGGTGAACTTGAAGTACGGACCTTCGGTCAGGGCGGAACGGGCGACGGTTGCGTCAATTTGAATCATTTCTGTCTTTCTGTTTGAGTGGGGCCGAAGCCCCATTATACCCGATTACTGTGCGACGATGTCAAGTACGCGATTCGCGAAGGTCCAGATATTCGCATTGAAGTCGATGTCGCGGTTCACTGCGTTGATGCCGGCGACGGTGATGGTGCGACCGCCGCGGTCCTGTGCGGTGTAGCCGCCCTTCATGGCGTTCTCTTGTACGCGGTTGAAGACGCTCCAGAGGGTGTTGCTGTCGTCTTCGGCACGGCGAACCGACAGGAGGCCGTCGACGTGATCTTCACGCTTCTCGCCCCACTTCAGGAGGGTTGCGCCCGTGGCGAACTCGATGGCTTGTTGCTTGCTGAGTTCGATGGACTTCATCTTCTCAATTTTGGGCAGTGCCAGGTTGGAATGCACTTCGCGAACGAGCTCGGTGCTGTCGATGATGTGGTCCATCATCTTCGGGTCGTTGTGCAGCACGCGGATGCGACCGTATTGTGCCGAATTGACCATCAGGCCGTTGAGGCACGCCAGCACCTTCAGGGCAGCCATCATCTCATAGGCCGAGGTGCGATTGTGGCTGTTCGTCATGGCTAGCTCGGGCACGTAGTCGCCCACTTCGAGCTTGCCGGTCAGGTAGTCATTGTGAACGAGGCGAACGAGGTGCTTTGCGTAAGGTTTCTTCTCCGAGTTGAGGGTCTTGGATTGCGATGCCGAAACCACTTCCCAGCCCTCGCTGCGCATCGTGTCGATGACGTCAGCGGTGCGAACGAATTGGTAGCGGTTGGATGCGCCAGGGCCGGCTTCTTCAGCGAAGACGCTGGGGGCGGTGCGGGCGATGTCGGAATTTGTGAGAGCGAGGAGCTTAGCCATGATTTGCCTTTCTGGGGTTGTCGCAACAACGTGTTGCGATGGGTGTATTATGGGGCAGAAAATGAGCTCCTCGGTAGAGGAACCCATCTTTAATGTTACGAGTTGTGACCAACAGCCCGGCGCGCGTACTCAGCCAGGCGCTCGGCGTCGTCAGCCTGGCCACCAATGGCACGGCGGGTGACGTCAATCTTCTTGCCAGCCTCACGACCATCGTGGAACGCGCTGACGTCGAACTGTGCCTTGGACTCGCGCGACTCGTACTTGAACTCGCCGAACTTCTCCGTGATGGCGTGCTGCTTTACGACCACGAGGGCGCGGCTGGCAACCTCCTGTTGCTGCTCACGGTGGCGTTCCTCGGTGATCTTCTTGATCGTGTTGAGGATGCCCGTGGCCATGCCGTTACGGTAGGAGTTCATCACCACACGACCGCCAGCGATATAGCGCGGGTCTTTGCGGAACTGCTTGCACAGGCGGTTCACCGTCTTGACGAGGTAGTCGAACGTCCACGACGCGACCTTAACGTCCGCGGTGTAGCCGTAGAAGCGGATACAGGCTTCTTGCCCCTTGTCGGTGATGGTGTACTGGCTACGCGCGCCGCAGTCGTGCATACCAGCCACCGCCACGGCGATCCACTGCGCCCAGCCTGGCACCCGCTCGCTGGGTGTGCCGTTGTCTTTGGCGGTTGCCACGACATCAGCTGTCGTCATGTTCTCGCCGTGACCCTTGCGCACGTCGTTGGCGATCTCCTGTGCGAAGTCGACGTTGAACTTGCGCATGAGCTTCTCAGCCTGGCCAGCAGCGGCCGCGGCCTCATGCTCGTTGGCACGGTTGTCGTTGGCGATTGCCAAGAGCTTCTGGATGCGGCGGATGACCGACTCACGCTCGGTGTTGAAGTTGGAATTGGTAGACGTTGTCATGATGTGCTTTCTGTTTGGGAAGTTGGATTATACACTGAATCAGGTCTTGTTCGACACCGCCCATGTGAATGCGGCAACCCATCCGATGCCGGTCCAGCCGGTGAGCAGGTTGATCGAGGCAACAGCCGCGAGATTGTTGTGCCTACGTTTCGCCGCGATGATCGTGGGCAGCAAGTAGAGCGAACCCATGATGATGAAGAAGAGGATGCCTGTGATGAGTGTTTCGACGGTCATGATGTGCTTTCTGTTGGAGAGAGGATTAAGCGGTGAAGAAATCGGCGCCGGTGAACTCAATGGCAACACCGGAGGCGTGGCAGTACGATTCCCAGCAAGCGGCGGTGATTGCCTGTGCGCGCAGTGCGTCGAAGCGGCTGGCCATGTAGGCCGAACGGAAGTTGCCCTCCAGCTTCTTGCCGCGGGCAGCGTGGATGGTGAGGGAGGAGCCAGCCTTGGCGAGCTTGGACACGAGGGCGAGGACGTTGGAGGAGGTGTTCATTTCTAACTTTCTGTTTGGTTTGTTCGACTGACGAACTTGTCGTCGATGAGTTAATGTACCCCAGAATGAGGCAGCTCCCGCCGCCTCGCCTGATTCAATTGTTCGGAGATGTGTCTTTGACAGCCAGGTCGATGGCCAGCTTACGCTTTTCGTGCCTCAGGATAGCCTCAACTAGACCATGTTGTTTCAAGTCAGGCATGATCTGGGCGCGTGCGGCGGCGTACAGCGGCGTCAAGGCGGCGAGTGCCTCCTGGCGGCGGGCGTCTTTTGCCTTGTCGGCAATGTTCTGTTTGTATTCCTCGAAGCTCATTTTCGTTTCTCAGTTAATGGTTGTTGACTTTGCACTCATTGGAAATGCCCTTACCGAGGTCCACAGCCTCAAATTTGATTGTGCCCTCGAACTGTGGATTCGACCGGGCGAGGTGTTCGGCCATCGACACCGCACGCTTCATCGTGGTGAGCCGTACCGACCAGAGAACAGACAGCTTGCCCTCGATCATTTTGATGCCGTAGCGCCCATTCGGGTGTGACAGCATGCAGTTCGGGCCGTAGCTGAACCAGCTATATGATTCTTCATCCCAGGCTTCGTCGGCCACGGGCTTGCCGCAGTAGCAGCAGTTCGGACGCGGAGGTATGCTCTTGAAATACACTGGTCTTCCTCGGGGGCGCGTAGCCCCCCTTCGTTTTGATTAGTTCGCGACACAGAAGTGGAAATGCATGCCTGCCCGAATTGCGCGCTCGCCTAGGAACATCGGGAAGAAGCGGCCCTCGGCATTCGCCACGACGACGAACTCAATCTTCTCGTCGCGAGTTTGACGATTGACGAACGCCTTCTCGACGGCCTTGATGGCGTTGTCGCGGGTTGCGTAGGTCTTGGCTGGTGTCATTTCGAGGAGGCTGATGGTCATTTCTGGCTTTCTGTTGTTCGCCACAACCGTTGCGGCGATGAGTTAATGTACCCTGAATTGCCCCTGGATTTGCGCCAGGGGCAAAAGAATTTGCACTAGTCGTCTGATTCCAACACGACCTCCAGCTCGCGGGAATGACGGTTAACCCATTTGACTATGTCGGCCAGCGAAGCGTCGGGGGGAAGCAGGCCCATGAGCTCGCAGCGTACTGATTCTGTTTCCAGATTTTCGTCATCGAGGATGACTTGGTTGATGACGGCAGTGAGTTCTTCCTCGTTGCCGATGGAAGTGAGCGGGTAATAGGGATGATCAGCCTTGTCGTTGAGGAGGGAAATGACGTGCAATTTCATGTACTTACCTTTCTGGTGGGGGGATAAAAATTATAGCCGGAAAGTACCCCATGGCCAGGGTACTGTCGCGCTAAATTTTTACCAGCGGACGCTCGGGTCCTTGGCTGCCCACTTGGCCAGAGCTTGATACTGAGCTTCTGAAATCCAGCCACGCTCGCCGTATTGAACGGCAATAGAGCTGAGGAACTGGCTGCGTTCGCAGTTTGCGGCGAGCCATTTTTGTTGCAGGTCGGAGAGGGTACGTTTGTTCATGTGCTGATTATAGCATCATTCTTGGCTGGCAAACAATCTTCACAGAGGTACTTGCGCTCTGCCTCACTGCGCGGGTCATCGCGGTGTGGCCCGCAGTTCATGGTACAGACCTTGGAGGCCGGGTCGAACTGTTTCAACACCGCGGGTTCGACCCGCTGCCACACGATGGCAGCGGGCTTCGGCTCAGGTGGCCTAGAGGGCTTGTCGCGTGACGGCTTCGGCTTGTCACGCGGTGTTGGCCGATCGGGGTTCATTTCCAGATGAAGACAAGGGCGACCGCGAGGATGATGGTGATGGCCGCACAGGTAAGAACCCATGCCAGCAGGCCACCGGAAATGCCGGGCTTAGGGGGAGGTTCAATGTTGCCCAGGTAGGTCGGTCCCACCTGGCTGTTGAAAGTGGTGCCTGGCTTGTTTTCGCTGGGGTCGTAGGGTTTGTTTGCGCGGTCGATGGCCATGTGTTTGCCTTTCTGGTTGGAGCTCAGTAAAGCGGGGCCGAAGCCCCGCGGTTGATTCACTCGGTCGTCGCCGTCTTCTTGGCTTCTTCTGCAGCCTTGGCTTCGGCCTTGGCCTTGGCTTCGGCTTCCTTCTTGGCCTTGGCTTCCTCGTCGGCCTTGGCCTTGGCTTCCGCCTTCGCCTTGGCTTCAGCTTCACGGTCGGCCTTGGCCTTCGCCTTGGCTTCCTCGTCGGCCTTCTTCTTGGCGGCGCGCTCTTCGGCTTCGGTGGCACGGTTCTCGGCACGCTCTTGGTGAGCTTCCCACTTGGCACTGCGGGCGTATTGGAACTGCGTGCTCACTGTTGCCGGGCTGATGCCGAGCTCACGGTCTGCCGTGATGGTGAGCGCGTCGCCGCGGGTGAGCGCCTTGTCTTCCCAGAGTGCCAGGGCACGAACGAAGTCGACCTTGGACATCTGATTGGTGCGCACCAGCTTGTCGAGGTTCTTGGCGTGCTCGCGGGCACGAGCCAGCACATCGTCGGCGGTCTTCACACGCTTGGGTTCTTCTTTTTCCTTCTTGCCGACAGTGGTTCGCTTGGATTGCTCGTTGGCAACCTGTTCGGCGGCGCCGAGGATGGTTGCGTCAGCCGGCTTTTCTTCCGGAGCAGTCACGTTCGTGTTGACCTCGTCGGTCTTGTCGGCGGCGGGATTGGGATTGGTCATGATGATTTCCTTTTCGTTAGCGGGAGTTGCGGGGATCGGCGCAGGTGCCAGTTTACCATCGATCTGGAGCTGGTTGAAGTCGGCCTCGGTCTTAACCGTGCCTTCGTTGTTGCGGGCGAACTCACGGGCTTCTTCACGGTTGCCAATGGATGCCAGCAGAACACGTTGGCCGGTTGCGTTGAGGTTCTTGGAGACGACGTAGAACATGGTGTGCCTTTCTGGGGTTGTTGATTAGTGCCGCTTGTTTGCTGCGACCTATGTAATGTACCCCAGAACCCAGCAGCAACCAGCCCAACCGCTAACTGAAGTGGAACAAGTTGTTCCTGAGCTATACCTTGAAACCTTTTGGTTCTGGAAACCGCCACCGCGCCAGGTATTCCTCGGCTTGCCTATTAAAGGTGGCAACCGCCTTGGTAAACACGATGACACCGCGACGCTCGAAGTAGCTCGATTGCATGGCACCCACGACCATGTCACTCGCTGGCGGTGCCCCGTAGTGCCAGGCGGCATTGGAGGTCGCCTCGGTGTTGGCGGTGACGATGTAGCAGTCACCTATGCGGTGTAGATCACCGCGCACGTACTTGCCCTCGAGGGGGCTATGAAAATAACAGCCGGTCAGAATGCAATCGGGGAGATTCATCTTGGTATCGAAAAGAAGAATAGGGAGATAAACACTGTAGCGCATATGATTACCGCTATCAGAAGAAGAATGCGTGCGGCGCAGACCGCAAGCTCGGTTGCAGTCATGGTTCGAAGCCAGGTTGGAGGACGTAGTCATCGTCTACGACGACGTAAAAGCGGTCGGTAGTCTCTGGCTGCGTACTGTTGATTGCATCGCAGATGACCTTAGCCTGCTCTGCATTCAGGCGAGGTAAACCCGTGACGAACTTCTCGTCTGGGTAATCGCCGGCGAAGTTGTCTGTGTGAATGATTTTGGCCATAAGAATTAGGAGGGCAGTTTTCTCGGCATGCCCAGGCTCAAGCCACATTGTTTGTAGATCACAGGGCGTGTGGCAGATTAACCTTCAGTGCTTTAGAGGCCCACGATGCGAAAAATCCTCTGCAGCTAGTTTGCCCCTGTCGCCGGGCTGTACCCCTAGAAGGGGATATCTTCATCAGGGCCGCTAGCCCCTTCAGGTGCCTTCGAGAAGTCCGGCTTCACGGCACCAGTCTTCACGCTCTTGGCGAACTCTTGTGCCTCAATGAACACCGGGTCTTGTGGACCCTTCAGATAGCCTTCGTGTGTGAAGGCCCAGCCCATCCAGCTGCCCTTCTCGTTGCTCTCGGGCACTGTGGTGACGCGCCATTTGCTGGCAAACATCGGAGGCGTATAGGGACCATTCGGCCCGCGGAGCTTGAGCAGGTTCTGCTGCATCAGCCACTGTCGCGCCTTCTTGATCTGCGTCGACGTCATTGTGATGAGTGCCGGCGACACCGTGCCTTCGTCCTCGTCGTAAACCATCACAGAGAATGTGCGTGTGTCGTTGAGCTGATTGCCGCTCTCGATGATGTCGCGATTCTTGTCGTCACGCATACTCTTTTGGAGCAGTGTCAGACCTTCTTCGACTTCGTGCTGGCCCTGGAAGCCGCCGCCGTTCTCGCGTAGACGCCACTCGATGAAGTAGCGGTCGTAAGCACAGGGCACAACAATGATGCGCCTGGCCACCGGGTCCATGAGCTCGCGTGTGACACTATTGAAGAGCATGCCCTCTGCTGCGCCTTCGATGTACTCGCCCTCGCTGCGCTTTACCTGCGGGCTGTTCGATTGCAGAATGACAAGGAACGGGATTGCCAGGTCGTCCTTCGTGAGGCCGGCGAACCCTTCGCCAGCGAAGCCGCTGAAGTCGTTATCTGCGGCTGTCGTCACGGCACCATTCGGCTTGACGGCGATGTTCGCCTCATCACCGTGCCCGTGGTGCGGCTGGTCGAACGCCTTGTCGGCGGGACTCTTGTCTTGCGGTGTTGCCGGTGGAATGGTGGAGGTTTTAACTTCGTCGGTCATCTTGATTTCCTTGCTTTCTCTTTGAGCTCTGCCTTTTTGAACTGAAACACGCTGATAGAAGGTGGCAGAGCGGTACCTTCTTCCAGCAATTCTTTGACGAGGGACTTGAGAGTAGAAGCGTGTATCGATTCGATACTCTCTGGGATTACGCCGAACTCCGTTATCGCGCTGCGCAGCCAAGTGCGTTGCTCCTCTGTTAATGTTCGAACGTCGACGTTGAATGCTTCTTTGATGACGCCGCCGTGCCCGTGCAGCCGCAGCCACTCGTGAGCGAAGGGACGGTTTTCGATGCTGATGTTGGCCTTGACGTCTGGTCGTACTGTGAGCACGGTGCCATCGGATAGGGTGTACGTGGCAACACCGGCGAGCTCCATGGCCTCGGGTAGGACGCCGAGCTGGAACTGGTTGAGGTCCGCGGTGAGGCGGTCGAGCTCTGCTTGTGCGTCGGCGACAGCGTTGATCTTCTCGCGAAGCGTCTGCGCCATCGTCACCAGCATCTGCAAGTGGTCCTCACGCGGAGGGCCAGTGTCTACGCCGCTGAAGTCGAAGTCGCTCATATGGCACTCGGGCTGAAGTCTTGGCGGAAGGCCGTCTCGGACACGACGACGGTTTTGTTCGGGTCGCCTGTGCTGTAGTAGACTATAGCCGGCAGCTCGGTGCCGAGTACCTTGAGCACTGTTTCGGTGGGTGTACCTTCATGGACATTGCCTGCCAACACGGTGAAGATTTCACCCGTCGCATTCTCGACGTACTCGCCGTCGTCTTCGATTGGTCCGTCAATCATGGCGTCTTCCTTTCCTCTTCATGTGATATCTGCAGGCTCAGTCTTATCATGATGTCGGCCATCTCGACCAGGAGTCGTCGTGCGAACATGATGTCGACGTGCTCGTTCAAGATGCGTGTTCTGAGCGCATCCCAGCAGCGAGCCTTGAACTCGTCCTTGTGTTGTTCTACTTGCGCCATGTGCTCCCCTTGATTGCGCAAGCGCTGCAACGTGTCTGCTTGCCGGACGTTAGGTTATATGCGTAGTATTCCCGAACCGTGCCGCACACTTTGCATTTCGCTTTGACGAAAATTTTGTAGCCAACACGGCGCAGTGACGCTAGGTCGAGTTGTAGTGATTGGAGCTTCAATGAGCCGAGCTTCTCAATCAACTTGTTGAATGGGATGGATGTCATCGCGGCAACATCCCTGCTCGGTTGTTCCACTCGCGCCGGCCGCAGGTGCTGCAGATGCGGTAGTTGCTCTCATTGCTCTCCCACTGCCAGGAGTGGGGACGGCTGATCTGATCCGGTGGGTCGGAGTCAACGGTGCAGTTATTCTCGGTGTTGTCGGCGCGTAGGTCTTCGTTCATTACTTGACCTCTTTTATATTGCCATGTTCGTCGATAGTGACTACGGTCTTACCCATCGTCATTGCGATCTTCTGAAGATCCCTGCTGTCGATCTTGTTCTGATCGCCGAAAGCCTTGTCCCATTCCTCTTGCGTTACACCGGACATGAGGAACTGCCGCTGGTCCGCGGTAAGTTCGGGGAAGACTATCTGGATGAGTTCACCGCTTGTCAGCCAGTGGTTCACTCTCTCCGCTGTCACTGGGAGGTCCAGTGTGTTCCACTTATCTGTGAGTACACTCTGCCTGGTTATCAGCATGATTCGCTTTCCTTTCTGGTTAAGATTTCCCACTCAGCTAGCGTGGTGCCAGTGGTGAGAAAATGAATCTGTTGCTTGGTGAGTTTGGGATAAGTGTCTCGAATTGCCGAGACGCCCTCCCTCTGCCATGCGTCGAATTGTTCTTGGGTTAATGGCACCTCCATCGTGTGCCATTGTTTCGTGAGCACGCTCTGCAACTTAACTAGCATTTCATCCTTTCTGGGTTGGGAAACTATTACGCCGGCACTGCTTCGCTTTGCCGCTTGGTATGAATGTCGACGACGATTGCGAGGTACTTCCGCACCTGGCGGTCCCACACAAGCACGGGAACGACACCGCCGTTGACCTCGGAGACGATTGCGCTGGCAGCTGCGATGACGACAGGGTCGCCCAGGCACAGTAGCCAGTCGTTCGGTTTGAAGTCGCGCAGCTTCTCACGCATCTGAGTGATGGCGAGCTGAGGCGAGATCAACACGGGGCCAGAGGGCAAGAGCACCTCGAGGCTGCCGTACTCGCGCGCGGCTGTCAGGTCGTATTTGTAGACGAGGTCGTTGTAGACGTTTCGTCGCATGGGGTTCTGGGTAATAAAGACGCGACCGGATTTCATGGTGGCTCCCTTTCTCAATAGAGTTTTGGTATTGTAGTGTAAAAGCAAGAAAGTCGCTATTGCCATACATGAGCAATCGCTGCACGCAATACTACTTCACTGACGTCTTCAGCATTGCGCAAACAGCGCACGACATCTTCATCGATTGTGTGCTGCGCTGTGAGGTCGTACACCTGCACAGTTTGCGCACCATCAGTACGTGCCAGCCGGCTGATAGCCTGGAGACGGTCGAGGTATGGGTAATCGTTGGAGTAGAAAACCATGTAGGAGGCAACGCCTTGAAGACCGTCTAACCCTGTGCCTCCTGCCTTCTGCTGACCGACGAAGAAACGGCACTTCGGATCATCGATGAAGCGTCGCTTGCTGGCATCCTTTTCTTTGGCGGTCATGCGCCCGTGATATTGAGTCACAGCCTCAGCACCGCAGACGTGTGTTAGCGTGCTAACGACCATGTCGATCTCTGCCGAGAACCTACACCAGATGACGAGCTTCTCGTCTTCGAGCTCGAGAGCGAGCTGTAGGAGTTCCTGCACCTTGGGATTCTCGCCCTCCGGTGTGACAGGCTTGGCTTGTGGGTCGTCGTCGCTGGGCGCAAAGCCCCCTACAACTTGCGATAGGCGGATGGCCAGGGCCAGTGCCCCCTCAGTGGTCAGTTGTCCGCCAGGGGCCTGTGCCACGCCCCATTTGATGAGTTCGTCGTAGAGCGTCTGCTGGGCTGGATGAAGTGAGACGTAGCGATGGTCTTGGTTGACGATCGGCTCGGTACCGTTGACATCCGCCAGGGTAAGGAAGACCGAATGCTTCTCGATGCGCCGACGCAGGTCGCCAAGGTTGCGGTAGATAGGCTTGTCTTCGTCATCCTTGGCAATGATTGCCGGGTAGATGGGGTTGCCATTCTTGTCCCGTCGAAGCCGGCCTTTCGAGTCTAGGTTCTTGACGATGTGCTGCACAAGAGGATTGTGCGGGCCTAGCATGAGGGCATAGGTACTCTTGAAAGACGCTAAGCTGGCGAATCCCAGCGTAGCGTCGCCTAGCAACTCGAACTGCCCCCATGCAGAGAACGGGTTCTGGCGAATGAGTGTGCCTGTGCCGATGCGCTTCACACGCGCGTAGCGCATCACCGGCTTGACAGCCTTATACACGTCGCTGCGCGGATTGCTGGTGCGGTGGCTCTCGTCGTCGATGCACATATAGCGCTTCACGGCTTGCAGCATCTTGATGAGCTTCTTACCGCGGGGCGTTTGTAGTGCATCGAAGCTCATGGTCAACACGAACATGGTGTCGTTCGGCGGTGTTGCCAGAACTGCACGCTCGAGTTTCTCGAACGCGAGCTTACGCATCTTCGAATGGTAGTTCCAGCAGACCGTGGGAACAGCGCAATGCTTCGGCACGCCTTCCTCGATCCACTGGCGGTCAACACCGTCGGGAGCGATCACGACCAATGCGTCGATGCGGTGTGCTAGGAAATTCATAGCAGCCTGGTCCAGGCCGATCTTAGTCTTACCCGTACCTGGACGGCACAGGTAAGCCAAAGATGGGCGGTCCCAGGAGGACTCGATGACCTCGCCCTGTTTGCCACGAGGTGCGGTCTTATACTTAAACGCGGGCGGCGGTGGCGTCAGCAGCATGATGAGTCTTTGGGTGATAAGCGGCTCGTCGCTGGATGGCCGTGAGCCAGCCGACATTGCCTGGCTCGTAGTTCCTGAGCTTGTTGAGGCGACAGAACATGGTGCCTTCTGGACGTGGGCCTACGTCTTCCAGCCAGTGCTCGAACGACTGTAGCCAGCGTTCACACACGCGAACGCCGAGTGCGCCTGCGTCTGGGTAGCCCTTGTGATAACTCTTGGTTGTTTTGAGAATCATGTTCTTCCAAATCATGTAGAGCGGGTGATCGCTTTTCTTCTTGCCGTCGACTCTGATCTTATTGAGGCAACCACACGATGTCACCCTTCCGAGGCGTAGATACCTGCCTTGAACGGGCTTGACAACACCGCAGTCGCACTGCACGACGAACGCACGGTTGCTGCCGACATTGTCTGAACGCTTGACGACGACGAGCGCGCCGTAGCGGGTACCTGGCGGGAGGTCGATGGTGCCGAACGCGCTTGTGTTGGCGCTATGCCAGGAATTAGGCCATGTGCTGGTAATTGGGTTCTTCATTTCTTGCTTTCTGTTGGCTGGGCTTAGTGCAGTGATAACGGGTTGCAGTTGAGGACTAAGAACTGCTCGAGGCGTGCTTCGACCTCCTCGAGTTGAGGCGTCTTCTCACGCCAGGTTTTAATCTGCCGCTGGAATGTTTTGCGCATGGCGCCGGTGAGGTATGTGAAGGAATGATTCTCCTTGTCGACGACCTCAAATCCCTCAGAGCGTAGTGCCCCGGAGCCGCTGATTTGGCAGACGATGTAGTGTTCGTTTTCGAAGAGGCAGTTGAGTTCCATTTTAGTTTCCGATCCGCTTGGTAAGTTCTTTCGTGAGTAGTGCCTCGAATTCTTTTGGGTCGAATTCTTTTATGCCGCGGTCGTGTAAGTCTCGATGAAGACGTGCTGCTGCTTTGTAGCCCATAGCCTCCGTCTTTTCCTGGTCGCGTCGTGTCAGCCTGGCGAAGTTTATTCCCTCTATTGTTCTTGCCACCTCGCGATCGAGCCAGGTTGAAAATTCTGTGCTTACTGTGAGTGCCATCTTGGCTGCCTTTCTGGGTTGGGATGTGGCGACTATACAGGGGAAAAGCGAGCTGTCAACTGTTGAGTGTAGTCGGATTTTGACACCCACAAAACCGGGTGTAAAATGTACGGCCCGACCTACACAGAACCCTACCCAGAAAGGTAAGAAAGAATATGCCTGCACTAGAGGGCGTGACGAACAGCATTGTGCTGTCGGAACTCTTCAAAGGCCTTGGCACCGATGAGCGAGCTATCCTCTGCTCGGTGCGAGGCAATCCAAGCGAGGCCGATCCAACAGCCTGGGTCGGTACACCGTGGGGCGGTGGGGCTTGCCCCCTACACCACGACCGCAACAACTACGTTGCCATCAGCACCTTCCGCGAGGAAGATGGTCGATTCAAACGCCGCAAGGCACAGTTTGCAAAGACGTGGTGCATCATGATCGACGACATAGGCACGAAGCTCCCACTCAATGTGATACCCGAAGAGCTTGTGCCTACACTGGTCGTTGAGTCCTCGCCAGGTAACTTCCAAGCGAGCTTCTTCCTACAGCAGCCCGAGTCCAATGCAGAGCGAGTCACAGACGCAATACGACAGATCATTGCAAAGCTCACAGGAGGCGGTGCGGACCCTGGCATGGCTGGCGTTACGCGTGTGCTGCGCTTGCCTGACGGTGTTAATGGTAAACCTACTAGCATGATCGACGGCCAGCCCTGGCGCTGTAAGGTCTGGGTCTGGCGGCCGAATATACGGACGTCGTGGAGCGAGCTGCGACATGCCTTTGGCCTTGTCGAAAGATTCAGAAACTTCGTTGAGCCGAACGATGGCGTAACGCTCGAGCGCAAGCGCTGCTTCGATTTGGTTCGATACGCACTCAAGCGGCTGGGTCGCATCAAGCATGCGACTGGCAGCGGCTGGATGGACATTACGTGTCCATGGATCGAGAGTCACACCGCACGTAGCAACACCGGCACGGCAGTGGCCCCTCCCATGAAAGCGAATGGCTATATGGGTGGCTTCAAGTGTCATCACGGACACTGTGAGGCTAAGAATTGGGGCGACCTCGAGACATGGGTGGCCGAGGAAGTGATTAAGCAGGGCACGCGGCGTCGCGGACCCTTCTACGGAGAGAACGCGTGACAGACCCACTTAACCCAGCGGACGCATTCAATGAACGAGCCAACGAAAAGGAAAGGCAAGAGCGTCTTAAACCCAAAGGTGAGCGTGTAGAGGTAGTCCATCCAGACTTATCGGATCACGCTACAGCCGATGGCCTCGGCACTCTGGACACTGACCTCAAGCACGCGTTCCTCACAAAGTACGGTCATCTGTTTTGCATGGACCTTGGGCCGAAGGGAAAAGGCTCAGACCTCTTCGCGTACAATGTCCAGCGAGGAATGTGGTTTAGCGGTAGTGTTAGAGAGTTAATCAACGCGCAGGTGTCCACGATGTCGGTGGATGTTATTCGCAATCAATTTAATGTCCTGCTCGAAGAGCTTCGCACGGCGCCACAAGAGCGGCGCGATGAGCTTGATCGACAGCGACAGCATCTGTCGAAGTTGATTCAACGATGGGGTCGTGCCAGCACCATAAGCCAGATTTCAACGCTGGTCTATAACCACTTGAAGTCTGTCCACGAGCCGCGTCCTGTAGAGATGAACCCGAACCCGTGGCACTTGAACTGCACGAACGGCGTCATTGACCTAGAGACAGGCGTCCTACATTGGCGACAGCCAGATCATTATTTAACGGTATGCACCGACACCGTGTTCGATCCGCATGCAGACTATTCACGGTGGGAGAAAGTAGTCCGGCAGATTTGCCTCGAGAAAGAGGATATGTATGAGTTCTTGCATACCTGGATCGGGTACAGCATTACAGGGTTGCGCCGGGATCATGGACTCGTGATGATGTTCGGCAAGGGCAGCAATGGCAAGAGCTTATTCATTGACGTCATTGCTAGAACATTGGGCGCGTACGCTGGCAAGTTGCCTCAAGGCTTTTTGGAAAACAAGAAAGGCGGAACGGACAACAACGAACAATATGCGCTCGCGTCGTTGAACGGTATTCGCTTTGCACACGGCTCTG